TCTAATTTAGTATTGACTTCCGTTTCTGTATAATAGCGATCATCATGCGTGTGACCAGTGTTTGACTTACCATCAAGTGCAGATTTAATTACCTTGTTCTGTACAGGATTTGTTGAAGTAGTAGAAAGTTCTGCATCAACGGTAACGTGATTTGAACCTGCGGCAACACCGTCAAGTTTAGCCTTGTCTGCGGCAGACATAAGACCTGCGGCACTGGCAGTAGCATTGCCGTATACAGTATTTGAATCTGTAACATTAAATGTGCTACCATCGCTACCTCTGAGAGTGATTGTATTACCGCTCTTGGTTAAGTTATAAGTTGTATTTGTATTGATATTATCTTTAATCTGAATCAGAGAGGATGAAGAAATACCCATCCACAAAGTGCCGGTATCGGTGGCAACATACAATGCACCGTCCAATACTTTATTTTCGGCAGTGAGTGCTTTGATATTAGGTTCTTTATCTCTGATAAATTTTACTCTTGCTATCTTGCTCACATCCTTTCTGATATATTATTCAATAGAAGACCAAGTTAAATCGTCTGGCGTGGCAAAATCAGATGCATCATGATATGCGGCAGATTTTAGACCCTTAACAGCAACGTCTGAACCCTTAACAGAGATTGTACCATTAGCGGTACCAGAAACAACATCAGATGGCAGCAAAATGCCGCTTGTAACGGTATCGACATATGCTTTAGTGGCAATGTCATTATTATCACTAATAACCTGACCAGCCGCATATTTAATTTTACCAGATAAAGTGCCACCAGTGAGAGGAAGATACTTCGCTTTCTCTTGGTCTGTATATGCTTTTGCATCTTTAAGTGCTTTATCTGCCTTGGCTTGCGCGTCTGTCGAAGACGTACCAGATGCGGTCTTGATTGCTGAATTCATCTCGCTCTTGGTTGGATAATTCGATAAATCAGTCTTAGACCCGCCGAGCTTTTCAAACTTACCATTAACCCAAAAATATTCAGTATATTCATTATTAGACTCGGTTAAATCTGGCAGCATATAAATTGTATTTTCTTCGCCAGTAGAAGGAAGAGTTGACCCTTTTGCCAAAACAACACGTTTAAGGTGCGGCGCACCTGCTACTGCATTTGCAATAGCCGTGTTCATAGCATCTTTTTTAACATATTCTGCTGGAACTTTATCACTCGGAATGTTAACATCCCAGTTAATATCAGAAGCATCTACGAGTTTGAAAGTGCCGTTATTCTTTTGTTTGATTTTATCAATAAGTTGAACAGGCATTATTTCACCTCCACCGTAGTTGCACCTAATCCTGCATTAGTTGACCTATAAATATTATAAGAAGCGGTATAGCCACTTGCATTTGTGAAATCAAAAGTCTTTACTTTGTTAAAACCACCCTCAAAACCTCCGACATAAAATGCGGGAGTTCCAAAAGAAGCAGGAATAGCAAAGTAAATATATTGCCCAGCATTAGCTGTGACGCTCCATGAACCCGTACGACCAGACACTAAATTTCTAGTAAGCCCTTTGACAAACGCCGCATCTATCTTAGAAGTATCTGTTATATTGCTCACTCCATAGTATTTACCATTTAAAAAGTAAATTGTAGTCTGCTTAGTAGATGTGGCTTTGCGAGCGTCAGTAGCAGTCAAAGTAAATGCGGTCGTTGTGATAAGAGGTGCCGCAAATGTAATTGCCGCAGTTCCAGATTGCGTCTTGTTGATTTCAAATGATTGGCCACCTGCTGTAATTGTCAGTTTAGAAGGTTGTTTGTTCAAATTCCAAGAGAAGTTGGAAGATGGAAGACGAGAACCTATTTCAAGTGTGCCGCTATTGTTAGAAAAACTATTAACGGACATCGCTTTATAAATTGAAAGTGTGCCGTCAGAGGTAATATCAAAATCTCCGCTTGGCTTGATAATACCTGCGGCAGAGCCAGTGGCAATTTTAATATCGCCACAGCTATATTTGATATTATTTTTCATGATACTTGTGGTATCTGAAAGAAAATAGATGCCGTTGGGGTCTATTTTGGTAGACCCCAACGCATCATACTCTGATTGCACGCCTGTGTAAAATCTAATATCAGCAGACATACAATCTCCTTAATCTAATTTAAATTAGAGCGTACCCCACTCAATTAAACCATCAGCATATTTTTTAGCAGCAGTCAGAGCATTATCAGCTTTGGTAGTAGCATCCTTAGCGGCAGCGTCAACGGCTTCGGTCTTCTTTGTGTCAGCATAGGCCTTAGCTTCAGTAAGAGCACCAGCAGCAGCGCCAGAAGCGTCAAAGACATCGCTGTTTTGGTAGGCAGCAGAACCTAGACCCTTAACAGCAACGTCTGAACCCTTAACAGAGATTGTACCATTAGCGGTACCAGAAACAACATCAGAAGCCTGAACAGCAGAGTCAGCCTTGGCGCCTTGGGCGGCAGTAGCATAATTCTTGGCTAGACCATCGGAATAAGCCTTGGCATCTTCAAGAGCCTTATCAGCTTTTTTACCAGCTTCGGTAATAGCAGCAGCTTGAGCGGCGTCAGCCTTTGTGGTGGCATCGGTAGCAGCAGCAGCAATGGCAGCATCCTTGGCGGCATCTGCCTTGGTCTGAGCGTCAGTAGCAGCTTCACCCTTAGCGGTAGTAATAGCACCAGTTACTTGGTCTTTGGTGAAGTAGTTGCTAAGGTCTACGTCAGAAGTACCAATACGCTCAAAGGCACCATTGACAAGCATGTATTCAGTATAAACAGACTTGTTGGAGCCTGCGGCATCGGTACTACCAGCATCGGGAACCATATAGATAGTATCTTCGTTGGCTTCGGAAACCTTGGGAAGAACGCTAACGATTTCACGCTTGAGGTGGTGCGCATTAGCTACGGCAGCAGCAATAGCGGTATTGGCTTCATCCTTTGTATAGGCATCGGCGATACCGTAACCAGCAAGAGTAGTAGCTTTGTCAGCTTTCTTGTCGATGTTGGCCTGTAGCTCGGTTTTAGCAGCACCAACTTGCTTAGTAGTTTCAGCAGCCGCAGCTTCGATGGCTTCTGTTTTCTTGGTAGCAGAATCAGCTTTAGCGTCTTCTAGAGCTTTGTCGGCTTTAGAAGTAGCGTCTGTGGCAGCAGCGTCAATAGCAGCCTGCTTAGCATCAGCAGCAGCTTTCTTGATAGAGCCTTCGCCTTCACCTTGAATAACTGTTAATTTTTCATCTGCGGCAGAAATATTACCTTCTGCTGTAGTAACGCGCTTGGTAAGGGCAGAAAGGTCTTCGGAAACAGTTGTTGGCTTAACAACTGTGATGTACTTAGTACCATCCCAATAGGCAACATTATCTCCTTTGTCACCTACAATATATAGAGTATTAATTTTACCTTGTCTTGGAAGTGCATTTACTTTCTCATAAATGCCACCAGAGTATGGGGTATCACCTTTGTAAATACGCTGTTCTTCTTCTACAAAATAAAGAGTATTAGCATCTTTATCTGCAAGACCTTGATAGCCAGCAAGAGTAGCAGCTACAAATTTAACTTGACTCATTCATGTCTCCTTTAAATAGTTGTCCATTCTGTATTATTAGCAACACACATATATGTATGAAGGGCCGCATTCCATTTATAAATTGCTTTATCGGCAATATATATCATAGTTTCTTTTCCTTCTTTTGGAAAATCTTCAACAGAAGTACCAAAAGTTATGGTTTGTAAATTAGAAGGAGTAAGCTGTTTCCAACCGTCTTTATAACGCCACATCACGCCAGTCTCTTCTACATAATAATAGCCTTCAACTGGTGCTAATTTATCAATTCTATCTTTGTCTGTAGGAAATTCTTGGATACAATTATATTTAATTCGTAGACCGTTATAATCTAAATAGAGGTGACGGGTATCTGAAACAAAAACTAAATTTCCATCGCTAACTGGTAATTTATTTAATTTTGCGGCCACAGTTGTATATACACGAACTACAGCCATTTTAACTCCTAAAATTCTACAATTGTTAAAGCGTTATCCGTGTAAGTTTTAGAAGTTTCAATGGCTTCTTTCTTTGCTGCTGCAATTGCTTCTGCACTAGCAGTTCCACCGGAACCTACGCTTGTATCAATATACTGCTTAATAGTAGTACCTTCGGCAATGTCACCGACTTTCTCAGAAAGAATAGTCTTTACTTGAGCAGCATCGACTTTAGTATTTAAATTCTCTTGAATGGGAGAAATTTGACCATCGGTATATGCTTTAGCTTGTTCAAGTGTCGTAGCATCTTGAGTATCGGTATATGCTTTTGCATCTTCAAGAGCCTTAGCAGCAGCACCCGCTTTTTCATAATTAGCAGCAAGGCCGTCGGCATATTCTTTTGCGCTTGTCAGAGTAGCAGTATCTTTTTCAACAGCAGCAGCAATGGCAGCAGCTTGAGCCGCATCGGCTTTTTTCTGCGCTTCTGCAATCGCGGCAGTTTGTGCGGTATCTGCCTTGGTCTGAGCATCCGCAGCGGCAGCATCAATTGCAGCTTGCTTGGCGGTCGCAACTTCATTTTTAGTCGCGTAATCAGAAAGGTCTACCTTGCTGTCACCGATTTTTTCAAATTTCTTGACTTCATTAGTTACAACGAGAATGTATTCATCATAATGGTCATCAACTGGAACCATATAGATAGTATTAGCATCAGCTTCATCGACAGTAGGGAGAGCATCGACAATAGCACGCTTTAAATGGTCTGCTTTCGCAATAGCAGAAGCGATTGCAGTATCAGTTGCTTCTTTTGTATAAGCATCAGCAATGCCGTATCCAGCCAAAGTAGTTGCTTTATCAGCCTTGCCAGCGACAGTAGTATCTGTATATGCCTTTGCATCTGCAAGAGCTTTCTTTACAGAACCTTCACCTTCACCAGCCAAACTATCTAATTTAACTTGAATAGCTTCAATGGTTGCTTTAAGATTCTCAACTTGTTCAAAAATTACCTTGAAACCAGAACCAGTATAGATATATCCTTTGTTATCAGTAATATTAATATAGATAACGCCCTGCTCTTGGTCTGCTTCTGGAAGAGCTTCTACTACCTTAACATACTCTTTTACCTTGGTTGGGTCAATTTCACCATCAATTCCAATAGGAGAAAGATTAAAACCTGTACCCTCAGCTTTTGGTTGAAGCATATATGCTTTATACTTACCATCAACCAATGCGGTAATGACTTGACCGCCATAAGCAATAGCTGAATCTGCATAGGTCTGTGCGGCTGCTAATGTCTCATGGACACTCGAAGCATCAAGTGGAAGAGCATTACCACGAGAATAGGCTTTTACAGCAACCAATAGTTTTGTGCTATCAATAGCCATAATTTATAACTCCTTTCTAAATGGTTACTGTAAATGTCATTGGAGCTGCGGCAGGAGCAGCCATAGCGTAGCTATAGACTTTATAGTTTGCAGCTGTTGCTCCGTTGGCACCTTCGACAGACACGGTTTGCTTGGTAAAGCTAGAAGCCATACCAATATCATTTGTTTCTTCATATTTAACTTGGCTTACATCACGAAGAGCCGCAGGATAGGCGAAAACAATATACTGTTGCCCTTGAGCGACTTTAATGGTAAGTTTGGTACCAGCAGTAGGATTAAGAGACTTACCAGTAAGACCACGTACAATTGCAGAATTTAATTCAGGGACAGAGCCTACGCCAGTACCATAAAAAGCGTTCCGTTTTCCAATATAAGAAAGTACATTTGATGTAATAGAGCCAGCAGTAATATGACCAGCTGGGGAATCGTCCCCAAGATTATCCTGCTTGATTGCACCCTCAGCATAAGAAGCAATAGCTTTAAAAGAAGTAGTACCTTCTCCAACAGTAATTGAACGGTCAGATAGAATCAGCGGGCTAGTGGTACCCTCAAGTACATCAACAGTTCCATCAGAAATTTTAATTGCGGTAAGAGCGCCAGCATCTTGTTTCGTAAAGTTTGCTGTCATTGTTGCCGTAAGCGTAGTGCCAACTTCATAATTGCCTGGTTGAGCGCCTTTTGAAACTGCAAGAGAAATCTTAGGTGCAATATATGTAGCTGGTACGCGTTTCATAATAATCTTTTTAATTAATGCATCTAAATCGGTACCAGCTTCAATAACATCGCCAGTCTTGATACCTCCAACACTTCCACCAACACCTAGTTGAACAGTGTGAGCCTGTTTAGATTTAGCGTTGCCAAGTGTATGCGGCACTTTAGAATCATCTACATAAATCATATTATCTTCTGTAGAAATAACGACACTATTTGTACCAATAGTCCCAGCGGTAATACTATCGTTTAGCTTTGTTTCAGAACCGTGAAAAAAACTAATTTTTTTTGCATTTTCTGCATCAGCCATATGTTTGTAACCCCTCTCTATTGAGTATAAAAATTTTTATATATATAAAAATAAACCATATAGCTAAAATTCTCGAATCTTAACTTCTGCGCTGATAGCTATCTGGTCTAGTTTATTTTCTACTGAAACAGCTTTATCATATGCACTTGTCGCAATTTGTTTGATTTCTTTTGTTTCCTTTGTCCATTTTTGAAATTCTTTACGTTGTTCATCCATTTGTTTTTCCATCTTGTCCCCAAGAGTAGCAAGATGGATTACAGCATTTTGAAAAGCGCTAAAATCATCAGAAACGACAAACGCAGAGCCGTCATTTGGGTCGGACAATACATGTACAAGAAAATTCGTACTAGAAGCAATTGATACTGAATCAACTAATTCGACACAACAAAGCACGTCTCCTTCATGTAACATGGCTTGCGGCCATTTAATTTCCCATACGATAGGGTCTTCATGTGTTTTTGTAAAAACATTATATCCTTTTATATCTAGTTGAACATGCCGCCAACTCAAATAGACTTTTGTATCTGCGACACATTGTGCAGCAGCTTCTTGGTCGAAAATAATTCTAAAAGTACGACCATTTGCATCTGCGCCGCCAGCCACAATAGGGTCTTGAATGTCTTGGTCAAGAGACTTTAAATTGACTGTAACTGCTTTTAATTCCTGACCCATTTATTCACCCCTTTCATTGTTCTTTTGGCTTACAATAAATTGTGGATTGGAAAGATTGATTCTCGGTAGTTCACGTATCTCTTCCATTAAGCCATCAATGAATGAGTTGCCGCCTGCCGCTTTATAATATAAATATCTGCGCTCTAAAGATTCTAGATTAAGGTCATCAATAGCCTTGATTTCATAGCAAAAATAGTGATGCTTGTCAATGATATAACTGCGGGAGTTCTCCTGTAATCTTTCAAGAGTAAGTTTTTCGTGCTCTTGGAGTGCTTTAATATCATTCGATTGATTGCTAATTTCTTGGCTAAGATTCTTAATTTCTGCTTGTAACGAAGCAATACTTTCTACAATCTCAGAGTGCTGTATATCTTTAAGTGTCTGATAATTGAAGAATTTTTTTAATTTATTATAAAAATATTCCAACAGCTCACCTAAGAATTTAAAAGCGACAGCTAAAGTCACAACTAACATAACGATAGCCCCGAAAGAGTATTGCGACACCAGTTGCGACAAAGCATCCATTTTCGGCAATATCCCTTCTTCTCTACATAATCTAATATAATATGAAAATAATTTATATTTGATTTTAGGAATTTGCCCATAAAAAAACGAGGGAAACATAAAGTTTCCCTCGAATGAAATAAATTAAGCAGTTCTATGCCATACATAACAATTTTGATAAGCGGGTAAATTATTATGAGCCTTGCCGCCACCAGTTAATTTATTAAAAGTTTCATTTTGACTGCAAGAATTATCAGTTGCCCAAGTCAATCTATGACCTCTGTTGATGCAACCGTTTACAAGATGAACATAATATACCCATGTTGCATCTCCATGAATGTAAGCTGGCATCTCGTTGAGACTCAGCTTATGCGTTGCTTCGCTGCTGTTTGCTTGGCGGCTATAGACCCATACAGGAAAGTTTTCAATTGAGTCCATATGCCGCCAACCGTAGGAAAGCAGGAGATGTTGCATTCATGCTTTGGTAGATTAAGCCTACTGGATATACAATATCCATAAGGTTTACAAAATTACTCATTTATATCTTTTCTAATTAAATAGAAAGAATATTATAAAATTTTCTTAGGCTGTTCTTCTATATATATTAACAGAATAGTGATATGGAATATAATTATTGCCTTTGCCAGCACTGTCGGTAGTGAAGGAGTGCGTATGCGCCCCATTGGTAGATGTTCCTTGCCCACCAAAACTACCAACAGAACCAAAATAATTACCACTACCTTGAAGAACGTTGCCACCACCTGGACCGTACCATGCGATAATTCGTGCATCAACATTGTGATTGTGGTTGCCATTACTATTAGTAGTACCAGTATGTTTATGTTCGGGCATTTGACTAGTAGCAATAGTCTTACTGCCGCCATAACTTGCAACTGCTGAAGAATATGTTGAGCCACTTGCAGCAATAACAGCATCTTTAATTTGCGTCCATGTGCCACCTACGCTACTCGCAGGAGAAACACTAGATGTACTAAAATATATACTTCCTACTGGATAAATAATATCAAGAAGATTTACAAAATTACTCATATAACCCTCCTAGATTGAGGGCATTAACTAAGAGGAATGCCCCCACCAGAAGAGTATGATTTTTCATGGTATCTAACATCTTCAATTACCTTTCTTAGATAATTTGATATTAGATTTTAGATTTTAAGCAGTTCTTACCCACACTTTACAAGCATATGAATAAGGAATATAATCTTTTCCTTCTCCTGTTAGCGCAGAATCGCCAAATTCTCTAAGAATTCTTCCTGAATAATATCTTCCATAATATAATCTATCAGTAGTTGCATTAGTACCATCCCATCCGCAACCAAGATTATTGACCAATGGATGATTATGCCTAGGCATTTGACTAATACTAATTGTTTTACTACCAGTATAGCCAGAAGTATCCTTATATGCCGCAATACAGGCGCCATCTTTAATTTGCGTCCATGTGCCACCGATAGACGTTGCAGGCGAAACAGTACTGGTAGTGATATGCATACTATGTACAGGATAAATAATGTCTAAAAGATTTACGAAATTGCTCATTATTCAACCTCTTGATTTGGGAGGTTATCTAAAATCATAGTATCAAATTGATTTATAGATTCTAAACTACCGCAGTAGCCCCCCACCTAGAGAGGTCAATTCATTAAACTTATTCACATAAAACTCCTTTTCTTTCTCAGAATTATATTCTATATCTATATGAAAAAAGGGCAAAACCCATAACAGGATTTTGCCCAAGTCTATCTATTAAATTTTAATCCACAACTTGCAGGTATCAGAAGTGGGTTGAGTAGATGAAATAGTTACAACATCATTTGCTGCATATTCAGAATGTGTATGCGACGCCCGCGCGAACATATTTTTATTGATTGTTTTTAATGTATTACCATCATATGCAGCTATCCAAGTAAAACCAGAATAGGGCAAGTCCGTAGCGCTATAAGTAACTTTTAAATTACGCCCATCACCAGAGTCTTTAATTGAACCAGCTTCATTAGCATATTTTACTGATTTGCTTGCGTCTGCCGTATTGTTAACGGCATCAAGACCGAGCCATTTTTTATATTCTGATTTAGATACGTCTTTAATTTTTTTATCATTACTTAATCCAAGAGCATAAGTAAAATCTGCGGCAGTAAAACTATTACCATACCATCCTAATTTAATTACATTGTTAGGATTATTATAGTCTACTATACCATCGGCTTTAGAAGGAACAAATTCAGAAAAATTCGTCCCATCACTCACCATAAAATCAGCCACGTCTATCAGCTAAGCTATTTAGCGGGGCAGATGCCCCCCCCCCAGAAACTTGTTGTTCATATCTACATCCTTAAATTTGTACCCACAGTTTAACATGTTCTTCTGTTGGCTTACTCATGCCAACATAAACAGTACCAACATCATCTGCAAGTTTACCATTTGTAACAGCTTTATTTGCAATTTTGCCTGATGAAACAGCTCCATCGGCAATCTTAGCCGCAGTCACTTTACCGTTACCAATAGTAGTAACCATTGTGATAGGACTTGCCGTATTGAAACTTGTAGCTGATGCTGTAATATCTCCACTCAATGCGACAGTATTATTAAACTTGTTTGCAGATTGAGCGTTTGTAGCGCTAGTCGCATTACCTTCTACATTGCCAGTAAGAGTACCGACAATTTTATTAGCATAAACGTAATTCCACTTGGCGTTAGAGGAACCAAGAGAATAAGAATTGGTAGCGCTAGGAACAATATTCTGACCGGTTAGCGAACCTGTCAGTGTGCCGCCAGATAGCTTTAAATAACTCGTATCGTGATTGTGGCTAGCAGTTGCAGCACCAATATTAGCACAAGTAAGATTTACATTGCCTGTGCGGTAGCTACCTTCCGCATTGCCTTTAACACCAGTAACCTCGCCAGCGACTTGCCATGTACCGTCTCCACGGAGAAATTTGTTTTGACTTCCAGCCGTAGGAGCAGGAACAAGGCCAGAATGACCAGCTGCATTAGCGGTAGCAGCTTTCATGACTTCTGGTTTAGTTGTATCTATATCAAACGAAACATCAGCAGAACCATTGAAACTAAATGTCTGTTTACGCGAAGCTGATGCAGTCCCATATGTCACTCCAACACTTAAACTATGGCCGACTTTACCAGCAGTAGTCGCGTTGGTAGCATTGTCGGCATTAGTTGCATGACTTGCATTAAGTGCTGTACCAGCTTTATACTCTTGGTATCCCGCGTCAGAATTTAGCTTGGTATCATCAACAACAATATACATAATACCAGTATCGTCTTGAATGACGCTATCGCCAGTCTGCACTCGCTGATTAGTTAGCTGAAAGCGGGCTGTTTTATTAGCGACATGAACCAATCGTTCCAACGCACCTTGCGGAATAGTGCTTAGAGGTAACACCCCAGTGACACTTGCGGCATCAATTGATGGAATTGTAATTGAAATATTACCAGAACCATCAAAATTAGCACTACCTGTGCCGCCATTGTTGCCGCCCTTAACGCTGATTGAACGTGCGGTCTTTAGTTTCGTAGCAGTGTCGGCGTTACCAGTGACGTTACCAGTAAGATTTCCCGTAAATCCGCCATTGCCAGTAACCCTGCCTGCGAATGTAGTAGGAGATTTAACTGATTGCGCGTTAGTAGTTATCTTGTCTAGCTTATTGTTCGCATTGTCATTCACAGCTTTAACTGCTTTTGGTGTAGCGGCGACAACGCCTGTGGCCGCACTATCTGTTGCATTTGTCGCGTCTGAAAGCCAGACTTCACCACGCTTATTGTCGGTAGCATCTGGCGCAACGTAAATCGGCCTATATGTTTTAAGTGTAGGGTCATATACCTTAGCAACAAAATTATTTTTCATCGTAGAATCATTTGGATTACCTTTAGCCATTTACTACCTCCTTATTCTTCTTCGTCTTTATAGATAACGTCTATAATTGTTTCTGGCGGCATACTCTTCTCAAAAGTAAATTTTAGCTTTGAACCGAAATTGCCATCAAGCTCAAGTATACCTGTTTCATTTACCTTATATGAAAATTCACTCTCACTTGTAGTGATTGTAACGTCATAATCAGGAATTCGCGGAAAAAGGATAATATCTTCTTTTCCTTCGTTTAATGCACGGTATTCAGAATAAGCAATCGGTTGACGCTTTGGAATCTGAATACCGATATGTACATAAGAATTACCCGCGCCAGCCTTAAACGTATGACTAGATTTAATTGAAAATGGGCCTTTAATCTGTTCAAGTTTCATGTCTATGCTCCAAACTTATAGGTACTAGACCAATAGGAAGGAATCGAATTATCTGAAACAGTAACAGAATTCTGTAAAAAAGCAAGGCCATCAGAAGTTAAAGTTTTCAGGCTTTCATAAGTGGCCGCACTTTCATCCATTAACTTAACATCGCGCATACCTGTGTCCGCAATCTTGCCAAGATAATACCACGTACTTAAATTATAATCAAACGCATAAAATTCTTTATCACTCTTGGCTTCATTATATGGCTGATACGTAATAATTTTGCCTAAATTAGATTGACCACCAGGCTGATTTTGCGCACCAGTAAGGCCAAAAGGAAATTCACGATTTAGATATTCAATAATATTGGCATCTGTAAAACCTGCTGCATTTAGCTGAGTCTTTGTGACATTAAAGCCAATTAAAATACCAGCTTGGTCTTTAATAGTGCCGAGGTCTTTCCAATAGACATTTGAGCCATAATTAGGAATAGATGCGTCGTACTTCATCGCATCGTTATTTGAAATCCAACCATCAGTCGCATTTTTAACACGGTGTGATGGGTCACTGTAAAGAACAAATAGATGCCAATCGGATGGACGAACCACAAGACGTTCAATTGAGTTAATAGGGTCACTGACTTTTACAGGGTTTGGATTACTATTGTATTTAACATAAATGCTCTTATCATCACTAATTCCAGTACCCATATAAATAGATTTAACGGTAGTGATTTTATAATTCTCACCGCCATTTTCAGTCTTCAAATTAATTGTTTCACCAGTATTAAAGATAAGAGTTGTTTCACCAATATCGTTAACGCGCGCAGCTGTCAAAAGTTTCAATTTAGCTGGGCTAATTTTATCACCAGTAGTCGTATTGATTGTAATCTGACCATTTGTTTGATTAATTGTAATATCTTTAACCCAAGTAAGGCGTTTATCCACAGAAGCGGTACCGTCATTAAAAGAACATACAAAATGACCAGTATTTTCATCTAACGTAACTGCACTAATCCAACGGATGTGACCAATTTTGTTCCTACCATCATTTGATAATTTACCACCATCTGTACCAGCAAATGTTCCAATAACATCACCATTATTTTGAATTTCAAGACCCTTTACCCATGTAAGGTTTGTTTCATATGCAGGAGAGTCATTGTTAAAGTCCATCTTGAAATGTCCGCCTGCGGTACCGTTACCAGTAGAAAGGGCAACGCCTGTCACCCATTTAATTTTCTTATAAAAGACAGTATCATTATTGTGTGTATAAGATACAGTTAAAGTGCCTTTATCGTCAAGCGTAATATTCTTAATAATATTAAAATCACCGAGATAAATTAAAATTGGGTCCGGATTGATTCGCTTATCATAGATATATAATTCATATACTACAATCTGACGATGTTTGGCAATATCATCTTCCATATTAGGATAACCAGATTGACCAACAGTAGCAAGACCAGTAGTAGGATTGACTGTAATATGCTCAGTTGAATATACTTTATTACGTAATGCTTCCGTCATTTCAATAACTTTAAGATTACGAAGCGTATCACCCTTTAAGCCTTTTGGAATACCCATATCCCAGTATTCCCAGAATGGGTGGGTCTTATCGTCAATACGTGTAATAGAAGCCATAGCATTTTCTTGCTTAATATTACCAGCTGTATCATACTGGGAAACTGCATGAGCTTTATAATCAATTACAGTATAAGGAAACTTCATTCCCACATAGAACCAAGAGTCCGCATCTTCATCATCCTTACGAATATTGACCCATGTATATTCAATATCATCATTAAATGAATTGCCACTTTTGCCCGGAACTAACGTGCGATTTTTGATATTGAATTTGAAATCTTTTTTAAGCGTACCGCCACCATCATGCCAATTGCCATTATCATCTTGTTTCCAGTTAGTGATAACAGTACCATCGGCATTTTGACCAACTGGATACCTACGATAAGTATTTTCTTCAAGTGCCTTTGTTGACATATACGTTACATTGTCAATAGTATCTACTTGAAAGAAAGGCGTGCCGCTAGACGGGCCAACGATTTGTCCTACGTAAATACTGCCAGCAGTCTGTGTATTCTGGTAATCTAGTCCGCGTCTAAAAACCTTTCCGTTATCTGGATGATTTTTATTCTTTGTAGAAATCAGACAGTATTCTCCATACCAGACTTCTGTGAAATTACTACCACGCGAAAACATCTGTCGCATTTCATTTACAGAAGTGAAAGAAGCCTTAATTACAAAGCTAGTTCCTTCATGTCCACCATAAAGTGAATCCATTGGTCTATTCACCGTCCTCTTCTACGTCTTTTTGTGTAAATTCATAGTCAATAGTAAATGAATCAGTATAATCACGAGCCACAACGCCAATAGAAGAGACAGGCACTTCTGATAGTTCATAGAATCCGCTCGGACCAATCCTAATCTCTTCACCATTAATAGCCATCATCAAACCAGAATGGCCCCAAATACCAATTCTATCAAGCGTAGCATTATTGTTCATACTTTCCACTAGATTACTTAATTGACATAGCTCACATTTAATTTTATCTAAATCTACAATGCGACCATAAGTCGTACCATTTGCTGTCGTATGTTGAATATTGTAGTCTTCTGCTTGTCTTGTCATTGATAGCACAACAGAAATGAATCCATCTTCTATTGGCCTGAAAATCATTTCAAACAGACCATAACGTTCACCAACATTTGTTTTCCAAGATGCTGCCATAGCTACAATATTGCATTTATCTGTCTGTGTATACGTATTGCCACCTGTGCCCAGATAATATTTTTTATTCTGTTCTCGATAATATAAAGCATCTTTAATAGTAGTTTTACCATATTCATATTTAAGCGGTATCATAGCATTAATGCTACCATTACTTTTCTCATATAATGCAACGTTATAAACGTTACTCCCGTCTCCACCTGCGTTAACGTTAACGGTCTTAATATACTGATACGAGCCTTGGTCTGTATCTGAATTTTTTGTTAATTTAATAGTAAATTCCATAGCATAATTCATGTCTTGCGGAATTTGAACTTTTAAATAATAATCTTGACCTTTAACAAATTGCTTGTCGGGAATGATAGCAACGTCTTTGAAACCTGTATTTTGTTCATCTAATCCAGTAATATCAGCATTAGAGTCAACATAAGATTTTTTAAAAGATAGTTCAGTAAGACCTTCTCCAGCATACCTATATTGACCGATATTTGTGGTTGCCAATTTCCCTCCTTTTATTTCCAAAATATACCTAATATAAAATAAAAAATAGGGCAAACCAATTATACGGTTTTGCCCTATTTTTAGAATCTTTCTATTGACTGATTACACGAAACAGTCATTGCGTTGCCCGGCCCAAGAGGAATAGAAAGTGTATTTAAATTATAATCGCCATATGTATTCGTAGAAGTATCATTTAATTCAACTCTAGAATTAGGCTCTAGATAAAATACTGGCAACGCAGTAATTGATACTGAATTTTGATAAGTTGTATGAAGATATAATTCATACTTCACTTGGCCAAAAGCACTATTCTTATAGCCACCAGTAGCCAGATTATAAAAAATTTCTCCACGTACCTGAGTATATGGCATACCATTGTCTTCACATTCTTGTTGCTTTGTCCTTCCCTTATCATCTTCATCGGCATTGATGAATACAATATTAGGAATCTCAGGAGCAAACAAACAGTTTACGGCATCAGATGATACGGCATCTGTTCTGCGACCAATGGCAGATACAGAGAATCTTCCTAAGTCAGATGTTGAAGAATCAATAAAGTCTAGAAAATAATTACCATCAGTCAACGCAGAAGTAAGCAATTCAGCATTTTCTTTCTCACCTATGAACTTCTGACCTGCAAGGTCATAAATTTGCGGCCAAAACGCATCTAATTCTTCAAAATAATAATCTGTATCTATCTTACAATTATGTGCATATTGTAGAACATCTCCCTGCCAACCAGAAATACCATCAATTTTAGCATAATAATTGCCAGAATCAATTCCATTTTTCTTAGCCAATAGACCTTCAAGATAAAGCTCGGTACGCCAGTCTTTTACAGTATAACCATCAATGATAATCGGTATTGCCGCAGAACCGATGTCTCCTTTATCATCTACAACAACGGAAGAAGTTGAAGCATCTATTGGAGGATAATATGCTGTACACTTTAATGCTTTATAAGTATCATCTTTCCAATAATAAGCAGTTTTATTAGTAGCATCAAAATAAATAGTATTGAAATCACCAATAGTAGGAAAATCTTTTACGCTTGTATATACAATCGGAAACGCGGCTTTTAGTTCTTGAGTAGACTCTTCTGTATATAATAAAACGTTGTAATAAGTATTATAGTAACTATTACCTTGTTCATCTATTGTAACGGGTGTTGGCTTGCGGTCAATACAAAGATGATAACGAACGTCTACCTGCTGCTGGCTATTTGTACCTTGGCGCTTACCTTGAATAATAAAGTCATTCTTGATATTATTGAACTGCGGCGTTTTACTAATACTAATAATATTATCTTTGTCATTAAAAGCATATACACTTTTACCTGTAGTTGTTTCTACAAGATAATCATGCTTCTTCATATCATTGACTAAAGTTGTCGCTTGTGTAGTATTAAGATAATTTTTAATTTCCCTAAAATGAAACACACCAAATTCATCATAAAAATATTCAAAATTACCAAGATAACTTTTAATCTTATCTAATACAGACGTTACACTTTCGCCAAGATTCGCAGATAGTTCAGAATCATATACAAAATCATCATAAATATAGCCGCAATCTTGACCGCTTAAAATTTCAATCGTACCATCTTCTAATTTTGCTGGCTTATCAACATACGCCGCATACCATATCCTGCCTGCGCTTCCACTTTGCTTAGGTACAAGATAAAGCGGATTAGAGCCAGTCCATTTCATAACCCTTTTAATGCGGCGAGGCACATCTTCAATAACGATATTGTTTAAATCTTCCCCGCCGTAATGATTCACTAACTCTTGGATAATATCGTAAACTAATACTTTTTTAGTAACATATGCGCCGCTTGCGTCCTGTGTATCCATTTCATCGAATATAACAGCCGCAGGCAACGTGCCAGAAACATCACCTGATAGTCCACACATTTTGTCTTTCAATGTCAATTGCAATGACACGGCAGATGAAACAGAAGATGATGCACTCGCACTCGCAATAAAGAAAACGCCTTGAGGGAACCATAAGATAGGATAATCTAAAAATTGATTGCTATGGTTTTCAACACCAATCTCAATAAAGATTTTCTTGTTAATTGCAAAATCATATGACATATTTTCAATGTCATAATCGCCACTACTAATAGATGCAGTCAATGAGCAAGTACGTCTAATAGACGAAGAACCGTCTTTAGAAAGACTACCAGACGCAATAACACCTTGAATCTCCTTCAACGGTTCTTCATTCCAATTGAGAAGGGTTAGCCGCACATATTGTTTTTGATTGACAAAATTATCAATAGTCTTGAGAAAGTTTCTACGCTTTAATGCACTATTGGCATCTTCATAGAAGCTGTCATTTAAATAAGGATACGTCCTTCTCATTTTCCCTCCTATTGATAATTTGTAGTCATTACAGTGCCATAATAGTTAATCATACCTTCTACTGGCATAAAAGCAATACCAATAGTTTCTGTAGAATTATTATTCTCTATATTATCAATCATACCAAAAACAAAATTATACCATTGATAATTATAATAAATCTTTAAGTCGCCATTGATATTATATACAGTGTTTAGTATCGGCTTCTTAACTTCGCTAACATCCATATATTTTACAACCTGAACTGGTCGTTCACCAATATCGTTCCATGCATTTACAAAACTATCCTGCGGTGGATTATTGTCTTGAATTACAGATACCGGGTCTTTTGTTTCAGCAGAATCAATAACTCTAATCCAATTAAAATTGTTAATTGTCGCGTCATTAAGCGAAGCATCAACTCGAAATTCATTCTCTTGCAGGTACTTGGTTTTATTCACCTGCTTCATACGGATTCCTAAGAAGCACATATCATCTACTGGAACGTCTCTCAGCATATGTAAAACACCTGTGCCACCTACGAGATAGTTTTTATATTCTGTTTCATTATGGTATTTAATACTAGCAACCGCGTATGGAGTGACATCTAAGCAAATACCCTTCCAATATTTCATGCGCTTGCTTGAAATCATAACATCACCATTCATCTGAATAAAGTTATATTTATTCCTAATCTTTCTGCCAAGATAAATATTAGACTTAAAGATACCTCTCTCTTGACCGACTACTACTCGGTCAACAGACGCACTTGAAACAGCTTCTTTTGAGCTAGAGCGCTCTTTATAGCAAAGCGTGTATTCAACAGTAATAACATCACCAATTTGAAAATAAAGACCAATAACATCTAACTTGTTTGGAATCTGATAATATCCACGCTCGTTAACGAAAATATTATGATTACCATTACTACCACGAGTCATAACACCAAAATAGTATCCTTGCTGGACTCGCTTTTCAGCAATCATCTGAGACACACCATTTGTTTTATCTGTCACTTCTGTAAGTCCATCTGAACCACTTTGGAAGGTATAGTAACGAGGTTTAGAATGATAATAAATTTTAATATCTTTAAGTACGATTTCTTCTGCTTTGCGTTTCGCAAGAACTCCACTATATTTTTTACTTAATATATCATTAATATCATTTCTAATATCATTATTATTCGTAACAGTAAACTTATATGTTTGACCAGGTTTAATAACTTCAATGTAATCTTTAGGCTCGTCCTCGGAATCTTGTTTACCATTACCACTAATAGAACCAATCATCTTACGATTATAAATACCAAGAGTATCAAGAGTGTCTAAAGAAGAAGCATCTTCCACCTCGTAAATTGTAGCAGAAAAATTCCATAGTCTTCGGCCAACGGTTTCATTAGGCGTCAACGTAATATCTGTAAGCATAACTACCATAGAACCTTCTGCCATTGAGCGATACAGTTTAGGCTCACCGTCATTCAACCATGCAATTAGCTTTTCACGGAATGCACGTTCATAAAGCCAGTCATTCGTTGTAGTCGTTAAATACTCTTGTGAAGTAATACTGGAAACAGGTGCGTTAGGATACTGATTGCCGCCAATCTTTTCCCAATTCTTAAAATCGTTACGAACTAAATCTTTAACGCCAGTTTCATCTTTATATTCTGAATATAAATCTTTAAGAGTATCATTATTATGATGAATAAGTTTGGTCTTATTTGTAAATTCAGAATAAACATCAGACTCAGCACTAATCAGGCCTGAAATACTAAACTGTTTATAATTCAATACAGCATTTTCTGCAAACTTAGGATATTTACCACCAAGGGTATCAATCTTAGCTCTATTAACTACTGGCTTAAAATTACTCACCTGATAATTATACCTTACCGCATATTGCTCTTTTCCACGAGAAAAATACGCGTCATAGAATTGCGGCAAAACGACTTTTGACATTTTAGGCTTAGCAATCGACATTCCAGTAGAGTTAAGAGCTTCTACACGATAGCGATACCATGTCAGGCTTTCTACGGTATTATCTACAATTGAAAAATCGACTTTTTGTAACTTTGCACTATAGATTGTTTCCCATTCTTTGAAATTGTCTTTATTAGATGCACGCCTTACGTATACAGATATGCTATCACTAAATGAATATTCATTTTTAACTGAAACTTTAATTGATGCAGTTTCATCGTCAACCTCTGCGGCAATTGTAGGTTGCCATTCATCAGCACCACTATATTCACCTATTTGGAATTTATACTCTTTACTAAGCTGATACTGATTCTTTGTGCGGCAAGTAACGCGGCATACATAATATGTACTAGTAGAATCTGATGTAGAACCATCTGCACTATTCTTCAAAGATGAAAAATCAATATTATATACAATATTATTTGGATTAAGATTTTCACCAGTATAAATAGTAGGCGTAGAAAACAGTACGTTGTCTGAATCATCTAAAATATCAAATTGATACGCTTCAAGCGTTTCAGTTTCAGTATTTAAAACTACCTCTTCGCCACTTTCATTTTTAGTGACGAAAAGAAGACCTCCCGCGATTTGCGTTAAGCCTTTATTAAAAGTCATATATGAATTACCCGTATAGTTTTCAAATACAGACAGATAAATTTTAGGTTGGTGAATAGGTCTAATTAGACAAACAGAAGACCATTCTGAGAAATATTGCGTATGTGATAAAAGATAACTATTCTTCTTTGCTTCATCGTTGATAGGTACTTCATCAGTTCCATTATAACTGTCAAATCGAATCTGAACTTTATAAAATTGATTCGTATTAAAAGCATTGCCCTCGATATAAGCGGTAGGTATTGTTACATAATACATACCGCTTACTTTATCGAATTGTAAATCTTCAATGAGGATGCCCGAAAGTTTATTTAAGGCATTCTCATTGTTGAGTTGATTTACGCAACTGACATGTACATGTTTAATCTCAGATGCAGAATTAAAAGAAGAAAGAGTAAAATATACAACAGCATCTTCTGTGTTTACAAAAGCATTTTGAAATGTCGAAACCACAGGTGGATACAGTGTACTAACGACTGTTGCCATATTTCACTCTTCCTTTCTATTGGTTAGAAGAACTTGTGTCAATCCAAATGCCAACATGAGTATTAGTAGGCTGTGTTTTGCCAGTATATACAAACGTTGTATTTTTCATGAAGTCCATGTAATTGTCGAAAAATTGAGCAAGAGAATAATTGCCTTTATCCCTACGCGTGTCCACTACGTTTTCAAAGCCAACTCCAAATTCAGAGTAAGGCATGGTAAGTGAACCATCTTTGGCCTTTTGACCAACCTTTTTAACAAAGGATTTTACTGCCATTATTTAACTTCCTTCTCCTTAGGAGTGGCTTTTTGCTCTACTTGATTGATTTCTTGCGCCTGCTGTTGAGCTTTGGCCGCAGTTTCCATATCAATAGCTCGCAACATTTCACCCTGAGCTAATGGATAAAGACCGACAAGAACAGAATTAAGAGCGTCTACCATAACAGTAGCGCCAATTCCATTCTTTGCCATAAAATCGTAAATCATATCTTTTGCGAGAGCATGAACCCTCATACGTACTTCTAGTTCATTCATATCCTTTTATCTCCTTTTTAATCTTATACTTCATTTGAAGTGCTTGAAATATAACTACCACCAGGAGCTAAACTACTAACAAAGAAATCAGTAGAGTTCTTACCATCAATACGAACTTTGGTCATTGAGTACCTAATATTATGACGGTGCTTCTTTTTAGCATAAGAACTATCGTGATTGTGATTTGCATCTGCCTTACCATCAGCTGTCCTTTGTGCCGTAGCAGCTTTATTTAAAGCATTTTGTACACCAGCGGCACGAGTATTTGCTTCATTAGTAATCTGTGTCTGTAAGTTATTTAATAAATCATAAATATAGCCTAAGTGCTCTGAAATCTTTGACGAACTTCTATTGGCTCCCATACACCAATGTGCATAACCATTATTATAACAATATTCATTACTATAATTCCAGCCATTGATACTACACATATCTCGTTCAGCAATAATAGAAGTAGTTGACTGTGAATCTGGTGTGCCTAAAAAAGTACCCCAATTTGATACAATACCGTGACCAATACTTACATAAGTTCGCTTACCAACATGCTTAATTTCATCATATTTGGATTCAATGCTACCAGTGCCAGACCTAATATAAAAAGCACCATTACCACCAGACTGAGGTACAAGACTAATACTTACACCGCCCTGTGCTTCATTGTCCTTAATTGCAGTAGCAGTTAACTTAATACCATTAGGCGAAGTATCACTTACGATATTAATTCCATTATTTGCCGCATTGAATTTAAGACCTTCACCAACAAGTGTAGTATTTTGTCCCTTATTATCATTCAATGTTAAGACAGCTTTGGCATTATTTGCACCAATAGTAAAAGTACCATCTTTATTGTTTGTGACAGAAGAGAAAGCCTTTGAATACATCAAATAGTCTTCCCCTGCTTTAATCTGAAAATCTTTATCTGCGATATTTCTGATTGAATTGGTTGCATTTAATCTTAAATTGCCGCCGATGGTATAAGTATAGTTACCATCTTTATCTGTCTTATCATCTTTTGGCGTTCCAATAGCAGAAAGAGTAAAATCACCAGTAGACATAGTAGTTTTTCTGTCTTTTGGATTCATAAACTCAAAATTATTATTAAGATATAGAACAGATGTTTTAGTTTTTCCATCTGTCGTGTCATCTGCCGCAGATAGAGCAGATAATCTTAAATAAGAATTTTCGTGACCAATAATAGCCTGTTCTGAATCTATGTGAAGTCTATGTGTCGAGCTATCAGATGATTCCTTGCCTAAATCTGGCGCATAAAGACTAACATGCTTACCATAAACATTAAAACCTCTTGGATATTCATTATGAATATTTGTGCCAGTAGAAAGATAAAGGTCTGTCGTAGCCTTTTCAGAATTTCCAACTGTACCGTCAACAAAGAATTTAAATAGATTTGTATCAGACCAGCCAAACTGTGCACCGATATACTTAGCATCAAGTGCTCGTTTGCCAAAGGCTCCAATCTTACCAATACCCATTGAAGACTCTTGGTCTTGAATTGCGTTCGTGTAAAACTGTCCATACTGATTGATGCCGACAAGCGGATAACGATGCCACTTATCATCTTTCTTATAATGCCTATAGATTGAGAATGTTGAATCTTTACGAGGGTCAATTTCTACCTCAAGACTATCACCTTCGGCAAGTGCTGCATTTGCTCCATCAAAAGCAATGTTAGAATTCTGCTTCGTAAGCGGTTTGCCTTTAACTGAAATATATGCAGGATTAGCCCCCAAGATAAGACCCTGTTTGTCTGATGGAATTGAAAATTGTGAATCCTTTACAGGATAATCTGTATATGGCCTATCTACTTTTGCTTCTGTGAAATTACCGTCTTTATCAACTTCCGCATTTGCAATATTATATAACGCACGAGAACCAATACGCCATGCGCCAATATAGCTTTCGCCACCTGGGACTAATTTGATGCGGCCTTCCTCAAAATGATTATTCTGCGATGCCTGCTGTTCTGGTAGACCAAAAGTAGCAGAACCGTCTTTAGCATCTAAGAGGATAGATTGTTTACCTTCCGAGAATCCCATTAAACCAATCTGAGACTTATCAGAATCATAAGTCTTAGAAGTTCCCATAACAACGCCAGTGAATTGATTGTTTTTATTCTTTTCGCCAGCACCAATTTGCGGCGCAAGGATGTAATTTTCATCTTCATTGATTTCTAGATGTGTTCCATCCCAGTCATTTAGTGATTTAAGACCGTAAGTATTCAGTGACATATAAATAGGAATATATAGCTCTACAACAGGATTGGCCGCATCTGCTGACGTATAGACTTTACAATGAACTAAATTGTTTCCATATTCACCATCATATACATCATTTGGGAGGATATAGACTTGACTTAATCCTTTTGTGCGGGCTGTCTTTTGTACACTGTCTGATGTATTCTTTTCTGTAATAATCTTGAAACAAGCACTTAACGGATTCTCGTCATATGTTTGACCCGTCTTTAAAGGCTCGCCGCCCTCTGCTATCCATTCAATGAATAAGTCTTCAATACCAGAACCAATAAGTGTAACACCTTGATTCTTATTATATAACGGATTACGTCCATCTGCGTTATAAGTAATAGACTTTAGAAGAGAAGTCTTATCAATTTGAATATCATTATCGGCATATTTTTTAATCACTGGGATACCATAAAAAGCATAATACTTATATGAAGAATCTCTAACGGTATAAGTTGTTTGAGCTTTTACAATTTGGTTCATAAACTTACGTTTAGCCGTGTCAGTTGTATTCCAAGAGACAACACCATTGTTACAACTCATATACTTACTTTGGCCGTATCCCATCGACCAAAAGACAGTAGAATCATCATTGATTTTTTCATTACGTTGATAGAGCTGGAACTGCAAAACCTGTTGCGAGATTGCCTGTCCTGTATTCCACACAACTTTATTATTCTTGTCGATAATAAGCGCAAGCATTTTATTCTTTAGACTCTTGGAAGTAGGAGAAATCTTGGCAACAATATCTGTACCGTTCGTGCCATTTTCTCCAACCTTTGTGAACAGAAAATCAGTCATTTGACTATATGTAACGCCTTGATATGTTACAATAGCTTCAATCTGATTTGACACTGCGGAATAATCGAAGTTTGCGGCAATTGCCATAGGATAAATCTGCGATGTACAATACTCGATTTTCTGATTAGACTGATTGAGTACCATTCCTTCTTTTGGAATTGTAATCATTGAGTCTGTTAATGGTACTCGCCATTTAATATCATATGTATCTTTATTGACTTCAAGGCCAGCAGGGTCGAAGAAATGGCAAGTAAGTGGCTTAACCTCTAATGGGTCTTCGTATCTATCATCGTCAGGAGATACACCAGATTCGCTATACTGGAATACTTGGTCACCATTTTCAATAGTGATATAATAATCGGTAGGGTCTGCGGCAGTTGCGTTCTTTAGAGTAAGTGTTGCAACACCGATATTATATTCAATATCTTCTACAGATTCATCTTTTGAAGGTTCCCTATCGCGCAAATAGACAGAGCATTTGAAAGTAGCCTTAGAGTCAATACCTTTCACTGGATAAGTGAGTGTATTTTTATCCCATGAGACACCTTCGAGCGCATTCATTTGATTCTTCAAAGCAGACAGATTATTATATCCAATGCCTGCTTTTATACCATCTTCATAGCGCTTTTTTAATTCGTCTACAGTTTCAATGAAAGATAACGTCTGACCATAATCGTCAACTTTAGACCAAACAAATCTAAAGAAATTATCTGGATGCCCATTTGCTTTACCAGCTTCAAAGTCAGAAGATTTACCATCCAAAAGACAAGTTAAAGTAGGTTCGCCACGGTCAAAACTAAAACTGACTCCAAGAGAAGAAATAATTTCAATGTCACGTTTTGCTGCTTCATTATATAGCGTGAAATAGTCCTTTAAAACCATTTGCTCTTTATAAACGCAAACGCACATATATTTATTTTCATAGGCACGATTCTCTGCACCAGTAGTAACAAAACTATATTTATTACCTTTAGCTTCAAGATAAGACCAACCAGCTCCACCGTACATCTTATAATCTTTAGAACTTGCGGTCACTCGTCCATCTTCTTTGAACCAGTAAAACATTGCATCGCCTGAAAGGTCTTCATTCTTGTGACGAAGAGTGCTGACAACGCTTAAAGAAGAGTTTTCAGTTAAGTCTCTAAGAGTTGAACCTTTCGGCATAGACAGGTGCATTTGGTAATCACCATTTGCCGCACTGATTTTTCTAAGGCCATAAAATTCAACATCTTTAATAAAAATATCATCGCCCCAGCCAATCGGTCTGTCCTGTGATTGGATTGGGTCAGTAGTTTCTACAAAATCTTTACAATAGAAAATAATCTGGTCGATATATAAGAAATTCTCAACGTCTACTGGAAAAATCTGATATTGGTCAAAATAACTTTGATATTGAAGCGGCGAACCAGTCATGCTATTACTGTCAATAGTATACGATAGCTTTTTAACTAACGCCTGACCTTTATCGTCTGTAGCATCTCCATCTTTAAAGGCTAAAATAAAAGTGATACCATACTCGCCAGTCTTTGTAAGTTTGTGCTCTCGCGGCAGAGATGTGCGGAAAGACGCTTCAATTAGCACCGCTTCGGCCTGTTTGATATTATTCTCTAACTCTTGGGTGTCAATAGATAGAAACTTAGGTTTAGAGCCGCTTACATCTTCATCTTTCTTATATAGAACTTTATAATCTTCTTTTTTATAAGAACGAAGTCCAGCAGGCGTGACTTTATTTTTGTCACTAAGGCAATTGCGGCCAATGAGATTATAATTACTAATAGCCGAAGATACAAAGCTAATATTGTTATCATCTTCTGCTGTCTGCACAACACCTACGATATTCTTTTTCTTGGTGAAATCACCTTCTGGAACAAGCACATATACTGATTGACCTTGAGTATATGTATTTCCTTCTTGGGCATATGCTTTTAATTTGCCACCATTATATGAAACAAGGTATTCTCCTGTAAGTGAATTAGTACAGCCAGCGACAGTGGCGGTAACTGTTTTATCCGTAGCTATTTGTTTTATTCTGTTGGATACAATTGTATCCACAGCTTCAAGAACAACGTCCTGTAGATTCGCCATTGTCAACTCCTTTTCAATCCAAATAAAAAACGGGAGAACATAAAGTTCTCCCGTTTATAAAATTATGCTCTAAGACATATCAAAACCACAAATATTCGATTATAAAATTTTGCCCATGTTTATCTGAACTTATAAGCGTACTGAACCGCTCTGTCATTCAGTGACATAAGCGCAGATTCAATTTCTGCCGCACTGTTCGCAGCTGGGAATTCAGCCGTGATATGTACGTTTTGGTCAATTGTCTCGGATGCGTTATTTGCTTTCGCGCCACTTACCGCTCCAAGAGCAGTAGAAAGTGATTGCGCAAGACTTGTAGATTTAAGGCTATCTGCAAAAGACCTTACGGATTCAACTGCCGCAAGAATATTCTGTGTATCTGTAGCATTAAGAACAAGTTCTTTCTGATGTAGGAATGCAAGTTTACCATTCTTGGCATCTGCGGTCTTATCAGACCAAGAACCTGTATAGCCACCTGTGTCATAGCCAATTAGATTCTTAGAACTATATTTCATAGAACCGTAATCAACAAGTTTACCAGACCTAGAATATTGGTTGATAATATCCTGAACATGGCGGGCAAAAGCAGTACCATATGCGCCAGTCAGCTTGCTAGAACGTACAGGGTCATTGCCCCAGCCAGAAGCCCAACCATAAGTCCAAATCGCCTTAGCGATACCCCAAGCGGTATCTTCATTGGCGCCAGCTCCACCGCCACCGCCGCCAGATGAAGGACCGTTAGCGTTGCCATAGTGCTCATAGTTGTAATTCTTTTGCTCAGCCTGCTTTAGAGCTTCGCTTAGATTGGCGTTCTCTTGTTCTTTCTTAGACAGCTTGTTTGCAGTTTCATCAGCAAGTTGCTTGAATGCCTGCATATTATTGTTAGCATCTGTAATACGATTGGCGTAATCAGTCATCGTAGATTCGGTCTTTTTGACCTCGCCAGATACATCTTTAAGGATGTTGACAAATTCTTTTGTGCTGTCCGCAAGTTCTTTTGTCTTATCGGTTGTACCGCTAATGCTATTGGAAATATCATCAAAATTAGTCTTTGCTAAGTCAGCGATAGTCTTTGTACCATCCGCATAATCTTTGCCAGCTTGCGTCAAATCGCCAAGCATCTTATCTGTATCAGCCTTGAACTGGTCCATATTCTGTAACCAAGAGGTCAAAGAAGTAGACCAACGTGTATCAATCTGGTCGAAAGCATCTGTACTGCCATTAACAATCTGGTCATATACGTCTTGTAGGTTATCTTTGTTCTCACCAGTCAGCATATCGCACATGCCGATGAAGTCATTGATAATGTTCTTCTGGGACGTGCTTAGCTGTTCGCTGGTTCCCGCAAGATATTCCTTGAGCGAATCAATGATTGCTTGCGTTCTCTTGGTTTTCTCTTCAAGAGATAGATTAGCATTATTCCAAATGTCATTGACTGTAGATTGAGCATCCTGTAGCGCAGATAGTGAATCTGCCTGAGTCTGCTTCATCTGGTCTTTAGACATATTATATGCGTTGTTCTGTGCATCTAGAAGGTCAGATTGTGCGGAACGTACATTATCATCGTTCGCTGTATAGACATATGAATAATTACCCTGAGTATCCCTGCGAAGTTTCATTTGAGACTTATTACGCTGAGCTTCTTCAAGCGCAATTTGCTTCTGTAAGATTTCAAGCTGTGCGTTCGCATAGTTTACATCATACTCAGATAGCTTAGTCTTATCGCGCAGATATTCAAGCTGCTCTTTCATTTGCGCTGAAATTTTTTGCTGGATAGCTAAGTCGTTTGAACCATCTAAGAGGTCAAGATATTTGCTCTGTAGCTTTTGGATATTATAGGATTTATTAACATCATCGAGATAATAATCAGCATTGCGATTGATTAGCTCCCACTGTGTATTCATCCAGTCAAGATCAGTACCAACGGCCTTGGTTCCCCATGCTTTTGTAATCTTTGAAACTGTATTTGAATACTGCTTCTGTAGATTCTCTAAAGAATTCTGAATAAGGTCGTTAATATCGGAAGTAGCATCTTTAATCTTGTCAGATACTTCATTCCACTCTTCAGAACCTTCTTTCATGGAGCCAAGCATATCTTTCCAAATATCGCGCTGCTGCATTAATTCATTCAGCTGTGCTTTGTAATTATTCTGCTGTGCGCCAAGGATGGTATTTAAATCATCATAAGATTCTTCGCCATGTAGAAGTTCTGTAATATCTAACCAATGCTCAAGTTCATCAGTAATAGCTTCGTACTGGTCTTTACGCCTATCCATCTTATCGCTAATATCATCAATCATATCCATGACGTTATCATGGAGATTTTCAATCAATGACCAATAGTCCTGAGCAAGTCCTGCGGCCTGTTCGTATACTGTCTTAGCTACGTCATAGAGGTCTGCGGAATTCTCACCGAAAATATCAGATTTACCAGTTTCTTCAAACTGCTTCATCTGAGCATTAATATCGGTTAGATTCTTCATAGACATATCGAAATAACCAGTGCCGTAGTAGTCTACACTCTTGTCACCGTTGAGCGCACGCTGCTTGGCAGCTTTGAGTTCATCTACACGACCTGCTGACCATTTCTTATATGCATCAGATGTACCTGCGGCATTTGCTGCATCCTCTTGTTTCTTGATAAGATTATCATAGTATTCATCAACGCTCATTGTTGCAACATCAAAATATTTGCCGAGCTTGGCAACGTTATCTGCTGCTTCTTGATAAGGTGTTAGCTTGATACCACGATTGAACGCACGGTCAAAATCAACTAGACTTTCTTGAATATCTTTAAGATTGTCAAGAGATTCAACTTGCGTCTTAAAAATATTAATACGCAGGTCTTCAATTTCATCATTGAGGTCTTCAATCTGCTGGATTGTGTCTCTCAAATCACTTGAAATTAAAGTATCATAACGTTGATATAGCGTCTTGAATTTATCAAGATTATCATTTGCCGCATCAATTTGGTCGTTAATAGCATCTTGAGCTTCTTCTGTACCAGCCGCATTATATTGACCGATAAGGTTATTAACGTTGTCAATTAAGCCTTGATGAATCTTTGCGTAGTTAGAGATATAACCCTCAGCATCAAATTGAATACCATATCCAGATAGCTTAGATTGAAGTTCATTCATTTCATCATTCTGGATATTTAACTTTTCTTTCTGTAAGTCAATTTGACGTTTCAAAAGTGAAGTCTGCTTAGAAAGATTCTCAACTAACTTATCACCAGTTAAGCGTTCCTGCTCTTTATTGATACGCTCATAGTCATTTGCGATTGCGTCAAGAAGTGTATTAACACGTTCATAACGGTCAATTTCATCATCAAGAGCTTCTTTGGTATCTGGAGTGAAGGAGCTACCGCCACCTCCACCACCGCCGCCACCTCCACCGCCTGAGCCAGACGAAGGAAGTCCGAAGTTTGACGGTGACGCAGCGCCACCAACACCAGAAGGTGCCCAGTTTTTAAGGCTAGGAGTTGAAGACCCAAAAAGTGAACTTAAACCTTTTGCAAGTTGTTTGGAGTGTTCCTTAACAGACGCTTGTGAACCAGCATTAACATCTGACCAAGTAGATTTACCAGTAAACTTATTTACATATTGTTCTTGAATACGTCCATCAGAAGTGGTTCTCGTCTTACCAGTAGAGGTAAGATTTTTATTCCTACTTGCAGCAGAACCCTTAGAAGAAGAGTTATTAGAACCTTTAATGTGCATCTTGAAATTTGGAACTGAAACGGTACCAACTGATTCTGAACCCTTACCTTTTTCAGTTGAAGTAATATCATATTCAGAGGAATCAGTCTTTTCAGTACTGCTGGTAACATCACCATCAATGCCGCCAAACATTGTCATAATATCTGTGATGATACCTGAGATACCATCTGCCATATTTGAAACTGCGCCTTCGGCTTCTGCCATTGTTCCTTGCATCGCCGCACTAGCGACTTCGCTGTTGGACATCATGGCACTCGCTAGGCCTTGTCCTGTAGTTAACATTTCATACGCTTGAGCTTGCGTCATTGCACCAGTAGCCGCAATAGCGTTCGCAGTATTTACAGCGGCTTCTGTGTTAGTTTGATAAAATGTCTGCATAGAAGATGCAAGACCTGAAATTGTTTGACTATATTCCTCTTTGATTCCACCCATATCATTTGTAGCATCCACGGCTACTTTACCAGTGTCTTCAAAGATTTTATTCATTTGTTCAAAATTGTCTGTAACAAAATTATTAAAGTCAGCAGCAGCGTCAAGATTTTTCATGCTCTTGGCTAATTTATTAATTTGCTTTGCAGCAGATTTCTGCTTTTTTGTCATGCCAACGGTGACATTGCTAATATCTCTAGAATTCTTAATTTGTTCAACTTGTTCATCAGTTAAACCACTAGTTGCCTGTTCCATTTTAATAGATTGCTGCGCAGCTTTTTTCATAGTATTAGAATACTGAGTAACATTCATTTTGCCACTCTTGAATTGTTTGTTGGCCTGCTGTAAACCAGTATACAACTCATTTGTCATAATTTGAGCAAAGTTAGAAATATCATCATCATTTAATACGTCAGCAAGTTTCTGACCGCTGTTAACAGCGTTATCAATTTTACTTGCTAAAGCATCAAAACCAGAATTTAATCTATCTAAGAAATCAGCATTAGAAATTGCACCATTAGTAAGTAAATCATTAAGTTGCTGTATTTCTTGAAGCGGCTGCTGTAAGTCAAGATTATTACCGGAAAGACTTTGATATGCCGCAAGAATATCTGTATTAGCTTGAGACATATTAACGGCTTCGCTAGTTGCTTCTTTCATCGCAGCGGTCTGTTCACGCGTCTTTTGTGTCCATTGTTCAACCGCACGCTGATTTAGTTGATACTGGTCGCCAACCTTTTGCAAGAATTCAACGTATTCAGGATGTTCCACCATAATGTTGGCAGCTTCATCTTCTGTGAAACCACCATTCTTTTGATAGGCAGTTTGATAATCTTCAAGTACATCTTTCATTGAAGACTTGTTTTTGGCCGCACTCTCTAGATTGTCAGTTGAAATATCAGAACTTAATCCTGCCATAACAGAATTTTTAACATCGTTCTTGCCACCTTGCATAGCAGAAACGAGTCCGTCGATATATTCTTGTCCAGCTTCTTTTCCAAGAGATTGATATTTAGCTTTAATAGCTTCATTGTCTAATAGAGAATCTTCAATCTCTTTTTTAGACTTGTTAACGAAGTCACTCTTGTTCAAACCTTCTTCTGCGGCACTAGCCATATTGTCAATAATGGTTTTTGCGTTAGCGACATTTTCATCATTTAAGTAATCTTGCGCGTCAGAAACATTTTGCTTTGCTTGGTCTACTTTGGATTTTCTAAATTCGTACATGGCATCGTCTTTGCTCATGCCGTCAAGAATTTTTTGTTGTTTATCTGCTTCTTTTTGAGCTTTAGCGGATGCGTCTGTGACCTTACCGATTTTCTCTGCAAGAGATAATCCGCTAGTATCTTGACCAATCCAATTTGTAGTCAAACCAGCATTACTTAAAAAGTCATTCTGATATGCTATTCTTTCCGCATTATTAACAAATGGTGTATATGTAGAAGCACCTTTTTCTAACGCAGTTAAAGCCTGTTTACCTTGAGATTCAGCCAGCTCCTTAGAAGCAGTACTCGCGTTCTTGATTTTCTCTGCTAAAGTATCAAAGTCTCCTGAATTTTTAAGTGCCTTACCACCAGCAATGTCAAGCGAATCAATTAGATTATCAGTAGCACTCTTTAATTCATCAGTTACTTCGCCAGTTTGTTTATAAGAAGCATATGCCGTGTCAAAAGAAGAAGTGTCAACAGACGCAGTTTGTTGAGTATTTGTATATGTTTCAACTTGTTTATCTCTTGCAGCTTGATTCTTTTGGTGAAGGAAACTAAATAAAGCACCACCAGCAGCCGCGATTCCAATTGTTGCCATACCAAGAGGACTGCTTAGACCTTTAATAAGCGCTTTAAATACTTGAAGACCAGCAGATGCAATCTTAGCTCCTGCGCCAAAAGCTTTAAACTTAATAGTGGTCGCTGTAAGTCCGTTCGCAAAAGAACCGAGTTGCATTGAATCTAATGCTGTCTGCATTTTTGCAATTTCATTTGTTTTAATCGAAGAGAAAAGGTTTCCAAAATCTAATTTTGATGCTTCTTTTAACTCAATAAAACTAGAAATCAGCTGCGGAACAGTCATAGAAAGATTCATTATAGTCTGTTCAACCTTTTCGCCAGTGGTTAAATCAGCATTTGCCCATATAGAACCCAAATTTTGGAAAGATTGCCAAGCAAAACTAAGTTGTCCAATAGCTGCGGTAGCTTGAACAATATTTTGTACATCCATTTGTTTTTTCAGCGTGTCTTCAAGACCTTCATTCTGGCCTTTAACGCCTTCAAGCACTACATTAGCACCAGTAACTTCTTGGTTTCTACGAGTCAAATCTGAAGCAGAACCCACGGCAAAACGATTTTTAATTAACGCATCATTTGCCTTGTTTAAAGCACCTTCCGCTCCTTGATTTACTTTATTCATACTGCTTTGAAGTGTATCTATAAGACCAATAGCTTCACCTAGGTTGTCAGAGTTCAAACCATTTTTTCTAACGGTGCTATTCGCAAGTGGAGACAATTTGCGCAGTGCTTGAATTACTTTGTCTATTGGCTCTAGACAATCTGTAGCTTGCTCGTCTAAAACGGCAAAAATAGAATCTTTACCATAGATGCTTTCTGTTATTCCATACGCTTTAAGCAATCTTTGAGAGTCTTTTAATATAACTTTTAGACTTGCTCGACCTTCTGTCATGATTTTCATTGGGTCAGAATCAGCGCCAAGAGCTGCAATTTTATCACGATGTTTTGGAATAGTTACTGAGCTAATACCAGAAGATTCATTTGCGATTCCTTGGAGTTTTTGCTTTGCTTCATTAGAAGAAATATTTTTATATAATTCTTCCCTACCAGCATTTACGTTATTATAGTATTCTTGAGTGCCTTTTGCTTGAAGGACTCCATTTTCGTTCCTTAAAAGCTGAATATATTCTTTATATTCACCAGTCGCAGCACCAATAGCCATATTAGTTTCATTAACAGCTTCACGAAGTTTAGCTTCTGCATCAGTCACGCCATTAATCGCGCGGCTTGTATCAATAAGTAATTTATTATATTGTGTTTGCTGTTCATCACTCATGACTGATTGATATGTTGTTCCAACATCAATCATATCTTTTAACGGGTCTAAAGACTTATCATCAATCTTTTGATAACCCATTGCGTTAAGTTTTTCTTGTCTTACTTGAGCATTATTTTTCTTAATTTGTCCAAGAGAAAAATTCTGCGCCATAGCTGTTAAACTATGAGCTATCTGTTTACTAAAAACTCTTGAAGCTGTCGCGCCAAGTAAAGTGAGCGCGGCAGAGCCGCCACCAATAGAATCAACCAATTTCTGCATTAAATCTAATGCAGTAGATAATCCATCAATGAATCCATAAAAATCAGAAGAATTACCAAGGCTATTGATAATACCTTCAAAAGTAGTCTGTAATTTATTTAATTTTCCCTGTAACGAATCAACGTACTTTTCATTCATTACATCAAGTGTACCGTTAGCATTTTCAGAACCAGCTTTATACTGATTATATAAGTCTGAACGATTCATCAATGCTTCAAAACGGGTAAGCTGGAATTTACCAGCAAGCGTTTGACCTACAGCTGCTTTTTGTGTAGCATCAATAGAATCCCAAACTTTCATAAGGTCTTCCATAATATTGCCAACGCCACGCATCTTGCCATCGCCATCTAAGACTTGTACACCAACTTTTTCTAGTGTAGAAGTAACTTTTCCTAAGTCTACTCCATCGTCTAGAGTCTTACCCATTGACAAATCTGAAAAGCGTGCATAAAGTGTTTTTAAGCCGTTACCGATTTGTTCTGGTGCTTCTCGTGTAACAGATTCGATAGTAGCAATCTGGGCGTTAAGCTGGTCTGTAGAGACTCCAAGTGTAGCTGCTGCTGACGCAGCTTTCTGTGATGCTTCTGCCAACTCTCCAACATCCGCAGCAGAAATGTTTGCTACGTTAGCCCAAGAATCTAGTGCGGCATTAAGTTTATCAATATTATTATCAAGACCATAAGCGTTCATATATGCTGTAATTTGGTCTGACGTTGTAGCAGTATCTTGCTGAGAAGCATTTGCCAATTTAGTTGACATTTCTGCAAGTTGCTGAGATTTATTTAAGTCAAAACCCTGCTGACCGAAGATAAGGGTGCTATTCGTCATAGCAACAGTTGTAGAGCCAAGAGCCTTCGCAGCTTCATTAGCTTGTTTAGCATACTGTACCATCGAATCACGCGAATAGTCAGTAACAAGCATAATCTGTGTCAATGAATCATCAAGGTCTTTGGCATATTCAACAGATTGACGAATAGAATCAGTAACGCCGTTAAAAGCACTTGACATAATGCCCCAACGGACCGTATTACCCATTGTATTAAATAATTTATCTACCATTGAACTGGTACTTTTAATACCAGTATCAATTTTACCTAATTGCGCAAGAACGTCTGTAAAGGCAATTTTACCAGTAGACCCTGCCATAGAAAATGAGTTTTGTAGATTGCGTAATGAAAGTCCACTATCATTTAATTGACTGGTCAGCTTTGTCATATCGAGCATTCCAATTTTAGTATTGAAGCTCGAATTTAATGCTTTCTGAAATTTTTGAATATTATTAATAGCCGCAGAAACTTGCTTATTATCAATAATATCCTGAGATTGCATTTCCTTTAATTGGACAGAAACTTTATTAAGTTCAGTCTGCAATTGAGTCAAACCAGAACGGTCTAATGTAGTTCGTAGATTATACTCAATAGTATTTGAATATTTACTAATGGTAATCACCTACCTCATATTTATCTGTACGATTCACAATCGTACCTCCTTTTATATCTTTATTAACGTTAATATAGGCATAAAAAAAGAGCCTACTTTATATAAAAGTAGGCTCATAACAATTATTGAATTTTGTACTAAAGCTCGAACAGAGGACCTTCCTCTTGTTCATTATTTTCTTTAACCTCTTCATTTTCTGTTGACACGGTGGCAAGATAATCAGTAGCCGCCTTAATCGCATCATTAACCTGTTCAGTGGTTGCCATAGCCTTGACTTTGACTTTTTCCTTTAATTTACTTTCATCTTTTGGAGTATTATTCATGCCCCATTTATCTGCAATATCAAGAACTGTCTGAGCATCATTTTCATTAAAAGCATCTTTAAAACGATTTACAGTAGATTCTATAAGATCGCCACTAAAAGTTTGGAACGTAGAGAAAATACCACGAGCAGATTGTAGATACTTAATATAATCATCAAGCCATACGCTACCAATTCGACCAAGAGCGTCCATATCTACCGCAAAGTTTTCATTCATGTCTGCGATAGTGCCATCAGTCAAAAGCGCATCCCAAGCATCTAGAATATTATCTGAAACCATGCGGCCAAGCTCTTCCTTACGGTCAGGATATAGAATAATCGCCGCATACGCATATAGCGCACGTTCAAAAACAAACTGGTTGACGAAGCCATTATCCTCAGCAGACTGTGCTGCAAAATGGATAATATCATACATGTCTTGTGAGGTCAGCTTTTTAGCTGTCTCTGTTTCAAAAAGAATTGCCATAAAAATCTCCTTTTATCTCTATGCCTATATGGTTATATTATACCATACTTTTAAAATAATGTCAACTAAGATTTAAAAATATCTGGTGTAAATAAATGACCCATATTAAGTGTAATACTAATCTTAGTATTATTCAATACCTTGTAGGCAAGTTTATTACGATTTAACGCCATGCGGAAAACATTATCTCCTGTCTGTGACGGCATAACTTTACTTCTTAAAGTACCTAAATCAAAACCTTCAACAAGATAATATTTGTTGCCACCATACTTCAAAATAGTATCTGAATTATCATAAATCTTTCTAAGAATATCATAAATTGAAAATATCTTATTATTTACAATAAGCAAGGTTGAATAGTCTCCTTGAATACCACTACCAGCTATAGCATCCACAAGACTCAAAGCACCAGCCGCCTGCCTGATATTGTACCAGTCCATAGCATTAACAGTAGTACCAAGAGCACCGACAAGGCTATATCCGTACTGACCAGCGCCGGGCGCGAATGCATTTAATTTTTTGGCTAACTGCTGGTATGTCATATTTCTAGCAACAAATCCTTCAACTCCAAGAGCACGTGAGCCTGGGCCGCTACCTTGAAATGGCGCACTTTCACGTAATTTGACATTTCCGCCAAATTCAAGCACAATGCCGCCTTTGTTCCAATAAATATGAACATCTTCCTTAGATTCTTTGCCTTCAAGAGTATCTGTTATCTGTTGTGCCGTCCAATTGGAATAAAACTTACCATCTGCGGCAGATACCATCTGCTTTATCTTTTCATCATTTTCCATAATAAGCTGTTGACCTTCATTTGCGGCAACATTAATTGCATGTGCTTCTGCCATTTCATGAACTGTACCGCCAATAGAGTTAAAAGCAGCTGCAATAGAATCTGCGGCAGATTGAAAGCTATTCTGAATATCAGCACTGCCACCATCACCGAGAGAAGCAAGAATATCTAGATTTTCTCGTACCTTCTCCATTGCAAGAACAATCTTCGTTTCAGACTCCTTGACCATTCCTGCACTAATGCTCGCATCTGTTGGAATACCTTGTAGGTCTGATGGGACATTTCCATTTGTATAGTATGCGTCAACTAGACGCGCAGCAACTAAGTATTCATAATTAGATGCGAGTGTCCAGATAATATTATTAACAGCTTCATTGACTGCTGTAGTAATACTGGATACATGAGTCAAACAATCTTGCACAGACGAACTAAATGTGGCACCTACATTTGCCAAACTGACACCATCGACAAAAATATCACCAGACGTACTATACGATTTAGCAATGCCTTTGCTATCAAAGTTTGCAATGTTTTTCATTGCCGCATCAATATTTTGACCTATTATGCCACCATTTGAAACCCAGTTATCCATCATAGATTTAATCTGTCTACCAGTATATTTTTTACCACTGGCCGCATTTACCTGATTAAATCTCTGAGTAAATGTACTTACTTGGCGTTTCATAATACGGTGCATCGTATCATCATCAATATCGGCTTGTCCTCTGGCAATAGTATAAGCAAGATACTCTTTACCGCCATTATATGCTTGAATGGCACGCCAATTGAAATTGCTCATATTACCTCCTAAATAACATTAGTATATATTGCAATAGCAATACATATTATTGCTATTTAAAAAGAAAAAGGGTGTCCCAGTTAAGGAACACCCTTTAGCTTATTTAGCTACAGACTTCTTTAGTTTAGAAACACTGGGAATAGTTTCATCTACAAAAGTCTTAGTAGTCGAATCAACTGCATTAGCAGTTACGTCTGAATGTTGTTTGTTAGCCGCAGATTCAGTTGACGTTGCGGCTTTTATTCCCCCGCTGTTTCGGAGAAGACAGACTTAGAATACCAACTATCTACATCGGAATCCTTTGTACGACCATTGTGACCAAGGACGTCCTTATTCTTATAGTTGTGAGTTGTATCAGTCTTGTCAACAACCTGTAACGTAGCCATAACCTTCTTCTTCTTGTTGAACTTGGTGTAGGCAGGCATACAGTCAATAGTGAATGTAAATGTTGATGGGTCACCATTATTGGCCATAGAGAATGTAAAGTTACTCTGGATTTTACCACGAGGAATGATAAATTCAGCAGGAAGGTCTACGCCAGTCTCTTCATCACGGAAGAGTGTAGACGCTTCGATGTAATAGTAACCAGCGAAGTTCTCAGCATCAATCTGCATCTCATAGGCTTCATCGTAATGAACCTCATAGCAATCAATACGTACAGTATCGCCAGCTTTTACAGCAGCATCCTGCTTACTATCGCCGGGAGTATCGGAAGCAAGCTGGAAAGCAATTGTCTTACCTTCGGCTTCAATTTCACCGTGGTCACCAAGAGTAGCAGCAGTCAGGGTCTTGCCATCATTAATAACAAAAACCTGCTTGTCGGTAACGGCAGAAAGATAATTAGCTTGGGCGCCAGCACTATCGAGAGTAACAGGATAGATAGGAGCTTCTTTTGTAACGATGATAGTCGCACCATTACGGTCTTCATCAGTTAGCTTGGCAATAATCTTATCATCAGAAGTTTCAGCAACCATATCATATGTAGCATGGACATAGATAGGAGTCTTATTTTCACCAGTCTTCTTGCCATGTACTAGACCAGCACCAGACAGCATAGCGAAGCTGGTAGGACTCATTAGAGAATCCTCAAGAGTCAAGGTAAGAGTCTTCTCACCATCCCAAGCGATTAGACGAGGATTACCTTTGCCACCTTGTGCATAAACAGTGGTAGCAGCACCTTCAAGGCTAGAAGTCTTGGCGGTGTCAATATAAAGCATAGGCTGACCAGCATCGAAGTGCTGGCCACCGAGGTCTACGGATGTAAGAGGCTTGAAGACTACATCGCAGATTTCTCGCACGCCAAATCTATTCATAGATTTCTCCTTACATTTAGGAATTTGTATACATTTTCCTTAGTCATAGAAACATAACGCGCTAATTTCTATGTCTATTATATAACGCGGCAAAACCACGATTATACTCAATAAATACCGTCCATCCAATTATCAGGCTCGTCCATCTTGCTAACATCCATCATAGGAGTAGTAGCTACCTTCTGATATAAGTCATATGCCATTTTAATTGTATACCTCTTAATACTGTCAAACAACTGAAATGGAGTATAATTATATATAACATTAATATCAATTGCCAAACCAATAGAAAGAGCAGAAGCGTAATTGCCAAAGATACTATTAGCTTTCTTCTTATCTTTATCACTCTTTATCTGATTTCGTATTTCTCGACCACGTTGAAGTTTGGCCGCAATTTCGGCAGCTGCATCATTAGCAGGATTAAATTCTTCTTCATACTTATCAGTGCCTACTGGCAAGAATAGTTCTTTCAATGTAATTCTGAAATTTTCAAAATTCATAGGATTGAGTTGCCCTACTATCGGTCCATTTTCCTGTACTCTAAAATTGATACACCCAGCGTCATATTCAATTATATAATCAGGAAAAATAAGGCCGAAAAGGTTATCTACATTTCTTTTCGTGTTTTCGTCCTGTTGGATGATTACTAATAATATTTGAAAATCGTCCATATATCCTAATTGACTTTTGCCCACGTTTTTCATTTCTGCGGCAAGTTCTTTCGCCTTGACAAAAAGTTCAATTGACATAAGAAACGAATCTTCACCAAAAGCACAAATATCTTTAATAGACGGTTGCGAGATAGCAACATTTGCTCCCGCAACCGTCACTGGCATTCCAGAAAGATATTTACCTAAATCTCCTTGTAACTCTGACATGCTGCACCAGCTTTATAAATCTTGCGGCGCAGGCTTAGTATTATCAATATTCTGTGAATCATCGGCTTCACTATGGCTAGCTGAGTATCGTAGCATTACGCCACCTAAATATTCATTTAAAACAAGCTGTTGCGCACCTAAGAATTGTAGCTTACCTATACCAGATAAACGAGTATCATTCATAATACCATCTACATATCCAGCAATCATCCAAGGACGTAACTGATAGTCATCTAGTTCCCAATAGTCAAGTTGTGAGATAATCGTGAAGCTAATAACGCAATTGCGATAGCGAGGATTCTCAGAAGGAGAAAAATCATCAAAGTCTAACATGATATAAGATTTAACTTCTTCATGTTCTCCAAAAGAGAGCTTGGGAGTAGCCTTGATATATTGATTATCATGTAGGTCTTTAATAGTATATTGTTCAATCTTACGCTGATATTGGTCTTGTGTCCTATCAAGACAATCAGGCGTATTAATAATAAGTAACTTTTTCAGCATATCGCTGTAAGGCCTACTTTCAACAAAAAGTTTTCGCCAAATGGTTTCTTGGTCTTCTGCATGAGAAAGAAAAGTAGACTTATAATTAGTTCGTAAGATATTAGAAGCAACGTGTTTCATGTAACCTCCAATCCTTATAACGATTTAATCTTAACTGGTAAATCTGTCTCAACATCACCATATGCCGCATGAATGACAAATTTACCTTTCTTGCCAGATACAATTTCCACTTTGCAAGAATCATTATTGGAATCTACAATCTTAGCCATAGATTCATCATCAATAGAAAATGCGACTCTTTCACCTTCTGGAAATTTCTTAATCCAGTAGGTATGAATATCATAAGGATAAACCTCTTGCGGCCCTTGAATTAAAGGCTTCTGCCATTCAACAATTACTGTCTGGAAGAAATCGCCATAACAAATATCAAACGTCTTTACCGCACCAGCATATACTTTAACTTTACACATGCGTCCATTCTCATATTCCTCAAGTATTTTGACTCTTGGATTATTCTTGACTTCCCAATGAATCTTTGGGTCATATGCTTCATTTGAGATAGCATATCCAACAATAGTATCTTGTTTAGCCGTTGTCGCACCGCTAATAACATTGATGGGTGTAGTCTCGTCTTTAAGAATACTGGGCAGTTCTGCGATGCTATTATCATAATACTCTTGGATTTCAAGCTCTAAAATACCCGGTACTGTAATCGAATCTGTAACTTGTACTTCCCATGTATGTCCAGCAAGTTTGATATGAGTAAAACGATGAAAAAAGTCTCTAGTATTTTCATCATTCTTAATATAAATGCTACCAGATAGATTCAGCTCGTTGATATTGATGTTATTTTTAATAAACCAACGCAAATCTGTTTCTACAGGTCCCCTAAAAAAAATCCAATACTCTTGACCATTTACATTAAGTGTATAATCACAACGAATAATTTCAGACCGCAAATAAGCTGTCTCTGTAATTACTGGCAAATAAATCATCCAATGAGTTCCACTGTCTAATAGCTCAAAAGTTTCACCAGCTTTTAGACCACTCTTGAAATCGACAGAGATATACTTTTTATCGTAATTAGCCTTCAAACCTCCTGACATGGAGTTAATGAGACAAGGCCAAGACTGATTATTGAATTTAATCATTCTCTTATTATAGTCATTTTTTAAAGCCGCTTGAAAAGACATATATTTAGACTGATTAATTCTTCCCATATTATCGCCGCCAAGCCATTGAAGACGAGCGCCTAATGTTTGAATACTCATAGGCTCTCCCTAACATCGTTAGCGATATTACAGGCTTCAAAAATCATGCGGCGAAAAAGCATAAATTCAATATCTTTTCCCTGTTCTTTTATGCCTTGCAGCTTATATACGAGTTGATAAAGTTTCGGTACATTAGGAGTTACAAGAGTCATACCTGTAATCTCAACAACTAAAGTATCTAATGGCTTAATCCAATCTTTACCATCTTCAAATGTAGGTAGAAGTTTAAAAATTTGATTTGTGATGCGTTCTAAACTATCCTTAACATTTTCTACCTGATAGTCTAGAATCCTATCATCTATTACCATTAACGCCATTTTACTTCACTGGTTCCATAATCATGCCAAAAGAAGAGCGAACATGGCCTTTATTATCAACATATCTACGACAATAGATTCTTTGAGCGTGGAACGCTTTCTGCTCATATTCCTGCTTCATTGTAATAAGTGAACGCATATGATTAGCCTGAGAAGTAAATGAAAAGTCTGAACTTGAATACTTCTGGCGAATAAGGTCAACTGTGGCAAGTTGATAACTAATCCATTCCGCAATCATATAATAACGGATGATAATTTTTTCCTCTACTGTAAGGCAAGTAGAGAAACATTTATTTTCATAATCTAAAGTAAATGGGTGCGCCCAATGCGGGAACTCAAATTTAGGAACTGCCGCAACCAAAATTTCTTCAAGCAGCTTTTCAGTATCCTCTTTTGTGAGTTCCATAAACATATCATCGGTAACGCCCGCTAGGAAAAATTCATACATCTCCTGAAAAGAAGTTGGAGGTATGACTTCCATATCTTTATCAATATCTATATCTTGTGGCATTGAGCAAACCTCCTACTTATTTTATATTACTCGGTAGTTGCCTTAACGCGGCGCTTACGCGGTTCGGCATCTTTTTGAACTCGGCGTTGACGTGGTTTATCAGCAACATTGGTATCACTATTATCATAAGCATGATTATTCTTAATAGCGGCATCAATATCGACACCTGTTTTATCCGCAATGGCCTTAATCTTAGCACGGTCATTAATTTCAAGTTTAATTGCATCATCTTTAAGAGTCTCAATAATGCCCTGTGGCGCAAAATCAAGAGCGTCCAGAAGAACATCAATTTCATCTTCGGTCAGACATTTCTTTACATCTGCTTCTGTCCAATCATATTCAATTGCATCATACGGAACACCAAATTCTGCGGCAAGTGACTTATTGCCTACATTGATGTAGTTCTGTAAAAGAATTGAACCGCCGGGGCTGAAAAACAACTCGCGCAGTTCGCCTGCTGTAACACGCATAGTAACATCAGGCATAAGGCGGCGCGAACGACCAGAAGAAGGAAGAATGTACCCAGTTTGGCAGTTTACAATACTGCGGATAGGAACTAGTGTATCATCGCTAATTAGTTCAACTTCATTACTCATATTATATTTTCTCCTTTTAAATCTTAAAAAAAGAAGGGACGCAAAGCGCCCCTTCTAATAATTCATTATTTGAAATTAACAACGGGGTCGTTAACTCCATCAACAAGTATTCCCTGAGTGTCAGCATATACATAATATACCTTATCCATTCCTTCACCCTTCTCCATGAGCTTCTTAGAGCCACGAACAAGGTTGTCGAAATTGATTGTAAACTTAGAGAAGTCTTGCTTGCTGCCAGCTTTGGAATAATCCTGTAACAGCATGAAAGCAGTATAACCATCAGCGTTTGGAGTATCGCTATTGAATGAATATGTGGTATCTTTAAAGTTAAAGATAGCGGAAACATTCTTGGGATTACTCAGACGGACGGGATTATTGCTTACATCAATATCTTCAAACACGTTGCCCACAAAGTTTATAGTAGCACCTTCAGCAAGATTATAAAGGCTTACACCATTATTCTTTAGCTTGCCTTTGAACGTATTGTTCTTAAAGGTGACATCCGCAATATCACGTGCATTGCTGATGCTAAACTCAACCATATTGTAAATATTCTTATCGCCAGCATCGAATACGTTGTTCTCAAATACAATCTTGCCAGAAGTCATGACAGATAGTGCAGTGCGGGTAGTACCTGAAATTTCACTATTCTTTAGCGTGAAAGGCTTCGTACCGTTAACCTTGACGGCAAGTGTCTTGTCATTAGCATCTGCGCCAGTAGCTACTAGTTTAACATTATCAAATGTAACTGCTGCATCTGAAACCACTACTGGTTTTTCAAAGGTTACACCATTACCCTTAACAGTAATGTCATTATTAAAAGTTACAGACTCTTCGATTGCAGCGGTTCCCGCAGGGACAAACAGTGTGCCACCAGCTGGAACATTTGCGATTGCTTCTGAGACAGTATCATAATCGCCAGCATTTACCTCGTCTTTCCCAGGTGTGGGAGGTTCTGGGTCAGGCATTGGCGTTGGGTTTAGCGAGTTGCTTTTTTTAGTGCTGTGTTCTGATAAGAGCAGATAGAAGGATTAGAGAATACAGCAACACCAAACTTCTTGTAAGTTTGGAGGTCGGTTGACCAATCGTCATTATCAGAAACGGTACGAACGGCAGTTTGACCCTCGAAGACAATCTTGACAGGCTTTTCACCAACAGAAGCGAAGATATAAGCCTGCGATGGGTCAACGACCTTCTCAGCATTGGTTTCATCAACCATAGACTGCTGAAGGATAATTACAGGGTGGCCCTTATAATCAGCGAAAAAGCCCTTGCGGAAAAGCTCTTCCTTCATAGAATCAGAAGCCCAGTCAGCAGAAGCAGGCTTCATAGTAGAAGCAAACTCACGAGTGCAGTAGATGGTAGAAGTGCCATTACCATAAGCATCGGAAATAGCAAGTAGTTCATCCATCTTAGTCTCGTCAAAACCAGCACCGACATACTTGTTAGCAGTTGGAAGCTGTTCGACAGTCTGGGTCAGAGCCTTTAGGATTTCAGCGTAGATATATTCATCAACACCTTCAAGCATGATATTGGTGAAGTCTGCGAATGAATAACGACCATCAAGGAATTCTTCAAAGCCAATGCGGATAGCATAGCCGATAGCGCTAGTAGCGACTTCTAGTTCCTTACCATCAAGCATCATTGTCTCGTAACGACCAGCAAGGCCAACACGAGTTACGAAAGCCTTGGCACGCTTACGAGCAGCTTCAGTAATGCGGAGCTTGAAGACGGCCTTATCGCCCTGAGCAATTGTCTGAACATCAGCAAACTGCTCAAATTGCTGCATAACCTTGACGGGAAGAATCTCGTCAATTGTGTTTTCAATTAGTTCATAGACAGCGACCTCGTTACGACGGAAGAGACGATAATCGCCAGCAAGTAGATTGAACTGTTCACGAAGGGTACGGTTAACGGTATCAACGTCAAATGATTCCTCGTTGCCATTTACTGAAAAAGTAAGGGGAGCATTCTTGGTAGCGGCACGAGCGAGCTTTTTAAGTTCGTCAAATTTCATTAGTTCCATTATCTATCTTACTCCTTTCTTATTCAGCAATGACTTGTAGTTTAAGGCCGGGCTGACCATCGGGCATGGTGGTGAGCTTAGCAACCTTGACGGCTAGACCTTCGCCCTTAGCGCCCTTCTCAAGAACACCATTAGTGCCGGGGACGAGAACGTCACCGATGTCATAATCGTCAGCCTTAACATTATTTGTAGTAAAAATATCACCAGCATACATGCGGAAAACACGAGGTGTCATAACGCCGTCATAGAAGTCAGACTTCTTCATGGCGTAGTCACGGTGCATCTGCTTGCGCTCGTCATAGAGTTTTTCTTCATTGAAGACCATCATCCAAGGACCTTCACCAGTAAAGTTAATCTTGCCAGCGGCATAATCGTACTTGACGAAAGTACCCTGTTCAAGCATTGTAATAGAATCATCAGCGGGGAGCTGACCATAAACGCCACCACTGCGTGGAGCAGAGAGGTGGTTAGGTTCGACAACGCCATGATTTTCATGACCAGTAAGCTGAATCTTAGCATCAGCGCGGTCTACATGTAGAGCCATTTAATCCTCCTATTTAATAGTTTTGTGCTTCGCGGAGAGCAGATAGCATTGGGTCAGCATCTTCCGCAATAGTTTCATCATCTAAAGAGAATGTCGTAAGAGGTGTAGAATCTACTTCTTCCTCTTCATCAAAGTTTACATTCTTCTGGACATATAGCAAAGCGAGCTTGCTTTCAATCTCGCCAAGAGTGAATTTATCTTTATCAGCGATAATTTCCGCTTTGTCTTCGTCAGAGAGCATATGATACTTAGCAATCATAGCATCTTTATCGGCATCAATACGCTCTGCCTTAAACTTACGAAGCTCTTCTGCTTCTGCTTCGAGAGCTGTGAACTTATCGGTAAGCTCTTTTAGCTGTTCAGAAAGTTCAGAAACCTGATTCTCAAGCTCGTGCTTTTTCTCTGGCTTCTTTTCATCTTCCTTATCATCGGAATCATCAGAATCATCATCTGATTCATCTTCTTTGTCTTCGGAATCAGAGTCTTTTTTATCTTCTTTCTTCTCTTCTTCCTTAGCAAAAGTTTCTTCGGCGGAGTCTTCGCTAGATTCAACGTTTTCGTTTGTCTCAACGTTTTCGGCAAACTCTTCTACCACAGGAGCTTCTTTCTCAACTGTGGTAGTAGGCTCTACCTTAACGCTTTCAACGTTTTCTTTTGGCATAGACCCTCCTTTTGTCAACGCACTTTTTAATTCATTCATCATAGCAAATAAAGTATGCGAAAACTCTTTGTTATAAGAGAAATGTTCGCTTACTTCTGGGCTAGTGACAGATGCGCCCTCAAAACAAGGTTCTACATCATCGCCCAAGATACAAAGTTTTGTAAAGATTGCATCATTTATAATAAAAAACTCAACATCGTTGCTATCAGTTGTCCAATGACCGTCAACGTCATCAATTTCCATTGACTGTCCTTGGCCTTGGTTGATACATTTATCCAATTCAGGATACTGCCCAGTCCATAGATAACCAGTAGTCATCATGTATTCACGTGTAATAGTTTCACCAAATTCATTCGTATCATCGAACTTTTGGAACCAAACTTCTGCATCTGGAGCAACGAAACCGTAAGGAACGGTCTTGCAAGAGAATTTTATTTCCCCATCTTCAATGTGAAGAACTTCACCGTGGTCACCAAAGTCTTCTTTGTTCTCATTATAAGCAGCTACGATTGGTGTAGCAGGTAATGAGTTCGCCATCTGGATGGCCGTGTTCTTGTCAATAAAAGAACCGTTGCGGTTCTTGCCAAGATACATGACCTTAATCTCACATTTAGAAATACCGGGGTTGATAGCATCTGGTGCTAGATTAATGAATTCTGGGCTGTCAATTGTAGCCACAGACCTATTTCTTAGCATTTAATTCTATCCTTCCGCTTCTCTATTAGCGATTGTTTTGTCAGACTTTTGGTCATCAGGTTTTTCAGGGCGACCGCCCTTATTGCCCGAAGATGGAGTCTGCTGTTGTTTCGTCTTCGCTGTAGTGTCTCCATTGCCATTATTGCTCATAGTAGAAGATAAGGCAGGAGCAACAAAAACCTCATTCAAAGACATAACATCATTCTCAAAATATGCAGTCATAAGCACTGCACTCTGAGATTGACCAAGAGCAACTTGCGGCAAGAGCTTGGAAAATCCAAGAGAGGTCATATCTTTATACTGCTTAGATAGGTCTTTATAATTATAAACGGTCGTAGGCAGAATATCGACATGATAATAAAGTCGCTTACTGTTCTTGTTAAATGGTGCCAACAGACGTTCCGCAAATGTCTGAAATTGTAAAATAAGGTCAGACATAGTAGCTTCATCATTTGCAATAGATTTCTCCAATGCAAGATTACCATCTGCATTAAAAAGGTTTTGTCCAGTACCAGCTTCGTTGTACACAGAACGTTCAACTTTATTAAGCTGGTCTACGGAAGAGACATTACCTTTGTCCGCAAGGTCTGCCACATCAACATCCGCGAACGTTGTCAACACGTCAACTCCAACAGCGTCACCAAGCATGGCAACCGCGTTAGTATGGAGCTGTTGCGCTTCTTGGACATCGAAGATTAAATCGCCGTTCTTATCAATAGGCATCTTTTGGATAATAATCTTCAAAATCTGTTGAAGCATCTTTTTCTTATCTAAATCCTGCGCGTCTTCCAAATCCAACAGCTTAGGAATAATACTCATGAACAGTGGCGCGTCACCGCCAGTAATATTAAACTTCACTGTTGTCGATGGGTCAAGTAAAAACCAGCCGTTAGTATCGCCAGCATAGTCAATGGGTAACTTCCCATCCTTATAAGCAAGGTAAGCCTTCTGGACTTCCTTCGGCCACAGTTTTAGAACTCTTAAACGATACGCAGTATCGGAAAAAGCATCATCGAAATATTTCATATTAAATTCAACCGCAGGATTACCGTTAAGTTGATAACGGCTGCGGCAATAGGAAATAGGCAATTCTTGAATAAAACAAGCATCCTTTTGCTGTACAATAACGCCATAATATGCACCTGTACGTACAACTTTTAGCGCAATCTCACCAAACACTTTCTTGAGGTTGCAATTTTCAAGATAGCGTGTTGATTTATACCAACCTTCAACTACCTTTTTAGATTTACCATCTTGTTTTAATTTTTCATCATATATCATTGGCGTAATAAACCAATCATATTTGAATAGGAAAGCCATATAACGACACAGGCGGCTATAGATACCGCTTGTCTTAAAAAAATAATTTGAAATTTTACGCTGTTCATTCAGGTTATTCTGTTCAATAGCCTTGATTACATCTTCCTTGGTGTACTTCTTGCGGCGAGAATATTTATCTGTAACAACCTGACCAATATCAAGAACAACGTCATTGGAGAGAGTTTTGTTCCCTACCTTAATCTTATTAAATGCCAAAGAGCCTGATTGCCTATTGGCATTTGAAATGATACGGCAATCGCGTTCATTCTTATCTTTAACGGTAGCCAAAGCTCACCTCCTAATATCCTGCTGCTTTCATAATATAATCATAACTTAGTCTTCCTTCATCATAATAAGGAATAGTAACTAATTTCAGATTATGTTCCAAGCAAAATTTTCTTTTTAATGTATCGTTATACTTTTGATATTTGAGGGCGCGACCACCACCATATTTTCCAACAGGTACATAATGCTGTGCTCCTTGATATTCTATAAGGAAGTCAATATTGCCGCAATCGTCAAATACGCAAAAATCAAAACGAAGATTTCTGCCAGACTTGCCAACAAGTCCCTCAAATTCATACTCTTCCTCAAAAGGTAAACCTGCGTCTGTTAGTATTTCATATATTTTTATTTCACCAATAGAATCACGCATTGTTTGTCCTTTCGGAATTTCTTACTATACCATATAAAATTACACTCTATAAAATAATACAGTTTTGCCCAACTTTTATAAAAATTTTTATATAAAAATAGGGCACGACCGCATTGGTCGCACCCTACTAATGCTTCGTAAAGAACATAAATCCACTTAAATCTCTTGAATTGCGGCGGTTTCGCCTATCCTCTTGGCGTTTACACCAATAGAGTCCATAGATTAGAGCAGACACTTTATCCTTTAGAATCTTTCTATTAGATTGTTTCAGGATGATATTTGCACCTTCATTATCTTGTACCAAATTTGCCATTTGTGATTTCAAAATATCCGTGGCAACATATGGCCGCAAATAATCCTGACGCTGTAATGGTGACATCTTCTTTCCTTGCGCTTGCTGCAAGAGCTTATTTTTAGCTGTATTCGAGTCAATTAAGAACTTCAACTTACCGTTACGCAATTGCGTCTGAGTGTAAGAATACAGTTCTGTATTCATTGGAGCGTTTGCTTTCATCATCCAAATCGCATTCTTAATTGTGTTTTCATTCTCGAACGATTTATAATTCTTACGGTCTTGCTCGTTAGGAATATCGTCTAAATTGATAATACCCATGTTAGGAAGAAGCTCGTCTGTTTCTGGGTCGTTCTGGTCTGTAATTAAGTAATCAAGCAGTCCTACGCCTAAACCATTCGCATCTAAAACTATAGCTTCGCACTTGAACGCATTAAATAATTGCTTAATTCTAATGGCTTGATATTCAAAGTGAGATTCAGACAGGGTGAAGATGTTCACTATCTTTTTATCATTGACGCCTGTTGTTCTTGCAGGAGAAGATTCAATGATTACAATTTCTGTCGGGCAGTTAAGGCGGCCTACGTCTACGCCCATAACATAAAATGTGTCTCTATTTTGTCCCTTGTCGTACCCATTCTTGGCAAGATTGATAATCCTGTGTTTGTCAAACTTATTCATGTCGAAGAACGCACCGTCTAAAGTTCCTGACCAGACGGACCCGTATTCACGTTCAAAGCCAATTTCGTCCATCGAGTTGCCTGTCTCTTGGGCTTGAATGTAGTTCGCTGGCTGTAATCCTTCGACTACTGGTACTCTCCAATCGCCTCCTAGAATGAAAGAATCATATCCATTACTTGACACCATACGACACAGCGCGTCAATTAGTTTGTCGTAAGCATAAGTACCTTTGAATCCTGCGCTTGTAACGTAAATATCGTTTTGATTCAACGTTTCATCTGGGTCTACTTTACCATTGACTTTTCTAGAAATAACGAGCATAGGCGCAATGATTTCTTCGTACTTTTGCTGGTCTGTAATAGTTGCTACCTCTTCTGTAAGTACAGCTTGAGCACGAAAACCACGAGAACCAGAAGTCATGCTTACGTTCTTAATTGTACTTCCGTTGCGGAAACTGTATGTTACTTCATCTTTCGATTGACTTGTCTTTGCCAAGGTTCCTCGTGTATCCCAAACAATTTCTCTTGCTAATCCGGGAATTAACTTACATATCTCCTGCATTTTTGATTGAAGAATCATTGCCGACTGACCTTTAGCATCTGCTACTGTAATCAACGTAGAACCTGGATAAAGAATTGCCTTGACCATTAAAGACAAAACAGCCATAAAAGATTTGGAAAATCCTCGACTAAATACTTCATAGACGGTTCTATATCGCATATTGATACGTAAAATCATACGCTGAGTTGGGTAAAATTGAAACTTATTATTAGGATTGAGTGAAGCCATATAATCTACAAATTTATCTGGATACATACGCCAATAGGCAATAATACGTTGATATTTATCTAAATTATCCTCAATCTTTTTTGGGTCAATTTCAGCAACGCTTTTTTTATCATGGGCCGCAATTTTCAATAAATTACTCAGCGCCATACTGCTCTGCCAATCTCTTAGCTTCTTCCTCGCGTTCTTCAATTTGGAATTGCTGGAAGTCCGCAGCTTCTTCATCAGTAACCGCGTTATCTTCATCGGTTTTGATACCCTCTGCAATAATTTCGTCTACGCTCTTGGCCTTATTCTCTTCAAGTTTCTTAATATAAGACTCAATAAGATTACCTAGGCCAAGCTCGTTCTTTACGAGATTGTCAGTATAGTTTTTCATATCGTTGATGATAAAATCAATCTTGTCTTGCGGCACATTGATTGGGTCATCTTTTCTTGGGATAATTCCACCTTTAGATTCTACAAATGCAACAAGCTCACCAATCGAGTCAATGTCTCTCTTCTTCTCTTCCTGTTTTTGGCTGTCAGTGAATTTACCTGACTTACGTAACATGTCATTGGCTCCCTGTAGGTCTTTAAATGTCTTAATGTCACCTACGTCTAGGGCTTGATTCATCTTTAAATCGGTCTTACAGATATTTTTCAATACTTGTTCACGGTCTGTAGATAATTCATAATCCGCCGCATACTTCTGGTATAATTCTTCCATCTTAACCCATTCAGATGGTTTATATAAAAGACCCCATTTAAGAGAAAGATATTTAATATCGTCTTCTGTAAGACTTTCTGTAATTTGCGCTTCATCAATTCGCGCAACATCTGGAATAAAGTCATTTTGCATTTCACCAGTAATATCTAGTGGCGCATTACTAATATTCTCTACTGGGTTTACGCCAAGAGAAGAAGCAACGTCAGGCATAAGGTCAAGCACTTGTGGCTCAGGCTCTTCCACCTCTTTTGGTTGCTCTTTTTTCTTTTCCTTTTCGGCTTTCTTGGCTAAGAACTCCTGCTCAACATCTTTGGCCGCGCTGATAACGTCTGCATTTTTCTTGATTTCCTCTGAATCAACTGTATTCTCTGGAACTTCAAGTTCCTTGTTATCAAGCACGCTGTCAGGGTTGCTAGCAACCTCTTCCTCTCCTTGCCGCATCTTTTCATTAATACGGTCTAGAACACTTTTTCGACTCATTGTATTATATTCAGCTTGTGAAATCTCACCAGCTTTAAGGCTCTCTAGGAGTCTGTTTTCAAATTCTTCATCGTAAGATGTGCCTTTAATATTCTGTTGCTCTTTCTTAGCCTGCTGGAATTTCTCATTATTTATTTTTTCAGAATCAGCATATTTCAAATCATTATACTGGTCCATATTCATAGTACGAAGATAGGTTCCGATAACTGACATTGGACCAAAAGTAGCTGGATTCTTCATGTAGCTTTTGTTTGCAAGCTCAACCCATTTCTTCTCAATATACGGAACGTCCATTTTCTTTAAAATCCATTTGAAGGTATCTGGGCGGCGATTGTCAATATACATTGTCAAGCAAGTCTTGCAAAGGTCACATCTTTCATCTGTATTAGGTATTTTATAAAAATCAGTTTCTTTTTTGGTTTTTCCGCATTTCGCGCATGTTTTCATAGGTACGTCTGCCATAAATCTCCTTTCTATATAATAAACCCACTCCAACCAATAGAAGGAAGAAGTGGGTTAGAATATTATTTCTTTTTAGATTTGCGGCATTCACGGCATGTAGAATATAAGCCATCTTTTGCGGAATTATTCTTTGAGAAGAATAAAGGATGTGCCAATTTGGTCTTTCCGCATTTGCCGCATTTTTTCCATTGCCCATATTCCACATTTGTGTAATACCACATAACATAATTCTTTTGAGCCTGTTCCGCAATCATCTTTGGAATCTTTTTGCGCCATAGCGTTGAGAAATATTGCGCGGTATGCGAAACGCCATATTCCTTCTCCATCATGCCGCATATTTCGTCATTTGATTTGCCGTCAATCTTCCATATCAAAAGGTCATATAACATAGCGGTTGTCTGGTCTTTAGATTTGAATGTCTGTTCAATTAAATTCTCAAAGTCTAAAAGCTCCCAGTGCATATCGCAGTTGAGGTCAGTATAGCACTCCTGTTTAATTGATGAATAGTATGTAAGTAGGAATGAAATATGAACTGGATTGAACAATGAGATAACTCCATTAGACACTGGGTATCCACGTGAATCGAAATAAATTTTCTCAGACAAGTCCATATGTGCCATGTTCTTTAGCTGTGCTGAAACCTTTGATTTGGCAGGCCAGCCCTTGACTGACTGTTTTAGTAAGTACATCTGCTGATATGTTTCGATAATCTGTTTTTTCAGATAATAACGTTGCTTTCCAGTAGCAGAAAGAAATTGTCGTTTGAGTGATGTGATAATTGAATCGAATTCCCGCATACCAGGAATATTCTCTAGGTCTTCTTCTGATATACTATCTTTATTGTCTAGAATTTGATTCTTATCATTGTTGACGAGTGCATAGATGCCATCCTCGCCATTTTCCATATTCTCAACCATTTCCTCAAAAGAAATCTGTCGTTTGTTTACGGTTGCTTCTCTATTCTTCGTAATAATACTGCGCTCTTTTTTCTTTTCCTTTTTGGTTTGATTTCTGTCTGCGGCAAAGAGCAGGTAGTCTGTCATTACGCGCAGGTAATTTGCATCTAGATTCTCTTGAGAAGTGGCCGCAATGGTTTCCCGCACACATTTAAGTCGTTCTTCCTGTGTCTTCAATGTGTAATCAAGTGCCATATCTTTACTTCTCCTTCTCTATTGGTTTTATTGCATTTATATTATACCACAAAAGAGCATGAAGAGCAAGTCTGTCAAAGAAAAATTTTAGATATTTTTTCTATGTATATTATATTTAAGTATGCAGCAAATAAGATTACCGTTTTTTGCCCATAAAACCATTACACCTATAAATTTTGGCCGCAAATGATTACATGTATCATACTGCCGCTTTGGATTGCCGCACCGTTGCTTATGGCAACGGGCGTCAATATACTAACATTTTTGTATGTCTATTGGCGTAATGCGTATCGCTATAGTAAAATCTGTATAGTTATACCTATGAAAGCATATAGAAAATTCTGCACTATTACCCATGCTCACTCTCCCCTTGCATGGAACCTATTGGTTGTGCTACTTTTCTAAGAGTATCCTATCCCCTCTGTATGCGGCACGGCAGAGATACCGTTCGTCTCATGTAAACTAACAAACCAACGCAAGACCGCTTGGTTGCAGAAATATTCTGCTGCAAGTGAGAGTGCATCAACACTTCTCACGGCAGAATAAATCTGTAACGTTTAAAACCCAGCTATTCACCTCATTGGGGATTTTTGATTTAGGATTGCTCCTAAGCCGACTGGGAACGGCGCTATAGTTAGTTTTGTATATATTATAGCAAAAGATTCAGTGCTTTTCAATAATTTCGTGAAAATTTTTTAATGCCGTAATCGGAAAGTTCAAGAAAGCCAATAGAGGAAATGAAGAGGAAAGTGATAGGCTTATTGCGGTCTGCGAAAATCCTCATAATACGGAGCTTAGCGCAAAGTCGTATTATGGTATTTTAAAAAATAACTGATGTCGGTAATTTGTCGTGTTATGGAATTTGAAAAAATCATCGATATTGGTAATTTGTCGTGGGAGGGTAGCACCTGAGCGCTCAACCGCGCCGAACCCGAAAGCCCCCCCCCTATGGGGGGGGGCTGACCAACTAACGCGTCAACAGTTTAGCCGCCGCGAGCTTGTCGAGCGCAGCGCCAACGTGAGCGGAATAATCGAAGTCCCACCCACCGACAAGCGCATCGGCGAACGTCTCCACTGCGTCTCGGTCGTAGCCCTCCAGGTCATTGACCAAACGGGACGCGATAGCCGCAACCGTGCTATCCGCGACAGGCCTGCAGCCCTCAAACGCCACTGACAGTGCGCGGACGGCTTGCCCGTCCCTAGTGGCCTTTAGCGTCAAAACGTCCTCGTGAGCAGCAGCGCAGACGGCTAGAACGTGGCCGCTGTTGGTGGACGTGCGAGCGATGCACACAGGACGGTTAGAGCGGGCGAGCAGGCGAACGGTGGACTTTTTCATTTTAGGCTCCAAACTTGAAAGCGGACGCGAACTGTTTTGTTCGTTAAAAACATTATATCAAAAGAGTAAACGATTAGGCACAACAATTTAAAAAAGTTTCTAGTAGCTTTAGCATTTACGTGCTTAGGGTAAGCGTATTCAAGTGTCGTGCTTGCGTGTGTGAACCACTTTATTAGTTTGTCGGCAACTCTTACTTGCCACGTAAAAGAAGCTATGTTACACTTAGAGCCAAGAAAACCGACCGACCAATAGAAAGGTTACAATTATGAGTTTCGTGCATACTATTTATCTTGAGAATGGCTATCGCTTTAGTGTTCCAGACAATGACCTTGCCGATGTTGCCGAGAAGGTCATAAATTACGTTGGCAAACAGTTCCGGCGCTACACCACTAGCGATATTTACGGTATTGCTAATTGCGAGCTAGAGTTTTACCTTGTCAACCGTTTGGCAAATGAGGTATTCATAGGCAAAGAAGTAGATTATACCTGCGTCAATGCCGAGGATGAAAAGTACCTCACACTTGAAATACTTGATAAGATAAACGTTATAATCCAGTAGACCAAAGAATAAGGCGTTGCACTTGTAAAGGTGTAGCGCCTTATTGCTATGCACGATTAAATGTTGCCCCGCAATCCAAGAGACGTAAATGTTAATATCAACATAAATAGTCGAAACTTTTTGGTTGTACTCATGCGGTCAAAGTGTTATACTTTTCAGTAAGGAAAGCAACCAAGAGAAGGGTTCAAAAGATGGATGCTGCGCCGAAGTCTACATTACTAAGGACTACTCAGTTGAGCTGAGCGAGGATGATATTAAAAGCATTGCTCGCGATGTTCGCATAACGCTTTATAATAAGCAGCGTCCTTATGATTATACCGTTGCCGATATTCTGATCGAAGCGGGTGTACTTACTGGTATGTACATTGAATATGAAATGGAGCGCGGCACAGAAGAAGAGTATTGCATGGGCGACTTAGATAATAAGCAACGCACTAAAGAAGACTATTGGCACGTAATTAAGTTGGTTCTTGAACAGGTTGACGTCATAGCCAAATAGATGTAAGCAAAGGCGCTACCATTTAGTAGCGCCTTTATTTGTCTAGACTAGCTAAAGCATTTGCCGCAAAGGCTACAGCTCTTTAGTCTCATGGTATGCGGCCTATGTTTCACGTGAAACATAAAATGCAGTCACAAAAAGCCCATTTATGGGCAGAAAATTATAATGCCGCGATTCAGTTTTGTCAAGAACTTTTTTCAAAAAATTTTTTGACGCATTTGCCGCCAGAGTCCCAAAAAAGAAAAGGCTCCCCTCGGGGAGCCTAGCCGAATTTATGAAAATTGCTCTATCTGCTGATTTAGCATATTAACAATTATTTGCATTGTGTCTAAAATCTGTCGTTTGTGTGTTTTCACCGTCTTTAACTTTTCGTAGTTTGTTGCCGCAAGCTCTTGTTTTTGTATTTCTTTTAATTCCATTGCCAAATCGAGAGCATCACGAACCACAAGTAAATTGTATGTATTGTCCATTCGAAAGCCCTTTCGCTTACGTTTCTAATTGATAAATTAATTATACATCTATGCGGCTTATAGCGCAAGAATCAATTTGAAAAAAGTGAGCCCAAAAACAAAAAACTTTTTCAAAAAATGCTTGCACTCGATGCAATGTCACGTTATACTATAGTTGTAACGCAAGGAGTCAACCCAAAGGAGTTAGCGATGTTCAAGGATAGCACGATGGCAAAGTGGTACGATGTTGTCGAGGTCGTTGCGTGGATTGTCTATGCGGCTACGCTCATTTGGTTTTTCGCCACTGATTCAGACGCTTCTGTAAACGCCAACATTCTCGCGGCGTGTTGGGCGTTTCCCATGCAAATGTACCGTTTCTATTGGGACTTATAAACAAGGGCGGCAATTGCCGCACTACTATGTTTCACGTGAAACATTGTTGAACATTAGGAGATAAAATGCTTGCAGCTATTAACGCTAATTCGCTCGATGATTTTACGATTGATAAATGGTTGGACAATAACGGGGATTGTGACGATTTAAATTTGTTACGTTCTGATTTGGCTCTTGACAATAACGAGTTTGCGCATAATTACCGCACCTTTGCAAAAAATGAAACTCACCTAATGGAACAGTTAGAGGATGATTTGTGGAGCTTATTAGATACATACTATGAGCCTGATACTTTAGATGATGAGGTATTTCCATTTTACATCATTGATACAGATACCAAAATGGTTGTAAAGAAGATAGGGCTTTCAATTGTACACGCTATCAAAACTGAAATACTTGATTAGATTAGGGCGCATTTAGCGCCCTTTTCTTTTTCACCAAAAGTCCATAGTTGGGTAGAAAATTTTACACGAGTGCAAAACGTTTGTCAAGCGTTAAATCGAAAAAACTTGAGAAAAATAAAAATAATTTTATCCCAAAATAATTTGACTTTTCAATTGACTTGTATTACACTAAAGGATTAGACCAAGAGATTTATGGAGGAATTGTGTGCGGCAAATTGATACTTGCCAAACTAGGACGCTTACCGCATAATAATAGTTGTCCAAAGGCGAGGGCGTAAGGAGTTAACAAAGGGTTAGCCCGCCCGAACGGGGACAGAATGGAGTTAGCAATGTCTAACGCTCAGAATTACAACAAGGCTCTCGGTCTCGCGGCTCAGGCTCACACCGACAAGTACAACACCACCAAGACGCGCGTACTTGCCACTGGCGTTGAGCTTTCGGACGAGGCTTTCGATGCACTTTACCGCGCAGCCGTTGGTACTTCTGGTCTGGTTGGTAACGCACCTGCCGAGATTAGCGATACTGAAGCTGATGCTCTTGACCTGCTTGTTGCGTTCCTTAACGGAAACCGTGACGAGTGGTTTACGTTCTCCGATTTGTGCGGTCGTTCTGGAGCTATCAAAACTAGCAAGGTTCATGATTGGTATAGCGGTAACACCTATGTTACGCTTGATAATAAAGATACGCGCAACACTCTCAAAGAGTTCTTCGACCGTCTGATTAAGGCTAAGGTCTTTGAGGTGGATACGATGGTGTTCAAGTCGAACGGTACTAACGTTCTTTATGTTTACAAGGCGCGTTAGTTTCTGATAGCTAGGGCGGGGAATACCCCGCCCGCCTTTAGAATTGGAGTTTGTTATGTTGTATTTCGTTTCTGTTAACGGTATTGACGCTTACTATCCGCTTGACGATTACGATAACTTTATCGTTAAAGCTGATAGCGAACAAAATCTCGCCGCTGCTATCGTTGCTGCCCACATGGATTGTGGCGAAGATTCTAAAGAGCTTGACAATTCCGTTTGGCGTGTGCGTGAGTTGGGCGAAGAGTTCGACTATAACGTCAACCTTGAGTACGTTTGCAAAGGCGAACGCCTTTAGTTAATAAAGGTGGGGCGTAAAGCCCCACCAGTTTATTTTAATGATTAGAGGTATTTATTATGTATTATCTTGTTTCTTTTGATGGTATTGGTACCAAAGTTGGTAGCTACATTCAAGAAGATGACAATTGTTTTATAGTCTTTGCTAATGACGATGAAGAATTAGCTAACGCTATTGGCGAACTTGCATATTCTTTTGATTGGGACATTGAAGAGATAGAGCATACAGGATTTTTTATTTATCCATTAAATGATGCTTTCCGGTTTCAAATTACCGCTCACCGTTTTACTGGTAAGCGTCTTTAGTTAGTCAAAGGGTAGGGCGCAAGCCCTACCCGCTCTTTGAAAGTGGAATAATGAAAGCAATTGTTTTAGATTTGGACGGCACTCTCTGCGATTTTTACAACGTCAACGGGTGGTTGCCTATGTTGCAAGCAGAAAACGCCGCGCCTTACCTAATCGCTAAGCCTTTAGGCGATTACAAGAAGCTAAACGGTTTGCTTGCCGCCTTGCAAGGCTACGGTTACGCGGTCGAGGTCGTTAGTTGGTTGGCAAAAGGCAAGACTACTAAGCAATTTGATAGCGCGGTACGCAAGAATAAACGCGCATGGTTACGCAAATACTACCCTGCTATCGACTTGAATAACGTCCACGTGGTCAAACATGGCACTAACAAGTGGCGCGTATCAAACTACAAGGGCGGCATTTTGTTTGACGATGAAAGCGGCAACGTACACGCATGGCAACGTGATACATCGAGCGGTAAGGCGGTACGTATTAAAGACGATACTACTTTGCTAGACGCGCTAGAATCTCTTATTATCCAAGAGCTAGAATAAAGTTAGGGGGCGTGTAACCACGTCCCTAATTGTTTCACGTGAAACATTGATAGGTGACAAATGAAAGTATCAGTAAAGACGTACAACGCTATCAAGTGGGCGCTTGTTGCGATTGGTTGCATCGGTTTGGTTCTATTGTTTCTAGGTATTACTGATTGGGGCGTTATTCTTCTCTTCTTTATGTACTTTAACTATGCTTTAATGTAAAGGCACCTTAGTAGGTGCCTTTTCCATTACGCCATAGTTGGCGGCGATTTTACCACAACACGCAACCAAAAGCAAGAGAAAAATTAGAAAAACTTTTTCTTTTTTCTCGCGTGCGGCACGTCCTGAAAGTGCTATACTAACATTAGTCGGGAGGACAACGGCACTGAACATAGCCTACTCATTATGACTTACACGTTCTCTACAGTTAGGTACCCTGAGTTAGCTAGGGTAAACAAAATAATTTAAAATAATGCTTGTATTATCCGCGCAAACAGCTATTATTATAAGTGTAGTAAATAACGCCAATTTATGAGGTGGTTTTAAATGCGGCGTGAAGATGCTATCAAGAACGAACTAAAGAAGTTGCATAAGGTTTACGTTGCTCTTTATTGTCTTGATTGTATGATATGCAATACCGACCCTATCGCAAGCGCAAAAGTGTTTACAACACGTAAAGCTGCACAGTGCTATGTTCATGAAATGCTGGGCGTTTGCGACCCAGATAACTATATTCGTGAACTAGATTTTGAATTCTAGTTGCATTAATAATTTACCACGCTAGGATAAAAAACTTATTGCGTTCTAGCGTGGTTTTTGTTATTATTATAAATGTAGTGATTAGCCCAAACGTTTAAGGAGTTTCCAATGGCTAATTTTGTTGTACTCGATACCGAGACCGCCCCAACTGTCAATCACAAAGACGGCAAGGCGCACCCCGAGACGTCTCTGGTTTACGACTTTGGCTATACTATCCGCGACAACGACAATAACGCTATTCGTGAGCGTTCGTTTGTGGTTACTGATACGTTTTATCAAATTGACCTCATGAAAAGCGCCTACTACGCAGATAAAATCCCTACCTATCTTGAGGGAATTAAGACGGGCGAGTGGGTCGAATCGTCTTTTAATGAGGTTTGGCGCACGTTCAAGGCTGATTGTAAAGAGTGCAACGTTAAAAGCGCATGGGCGTACAATTGTCGGTTTGACGAGATAGCGCTAAACAACACGTTGCGCACGTATTCAAACGGTTTTGCTACGTGGTTCATGCCCTTTAAGCTACGACTTAAAGACGTTTGGGACTATGCAAGTAACATTACTAGTTCTAAGCGCTATCTAAAGTATTGTGTAGCAACGGGCGCATTTACGCCTAGCGGAAACCCGTCAACTAGCGCTGAAAGCGTTTACCGCTTTATCAACAATGAGCACGACTTTACCGAGGACCACACAGCACTATCAGATGCACGTATCGAAGCCGCTATTTTGCTTGCGGCAAAGGCTAAGCACAAAAAGACGCGCCACGGTTCGCGTGGTCAAGGTTGGCGAGACGCGAGCGCGGCATTTAAAGCGCTTGACCGTTAAACGAATGGGGAGCCTAACGGCTCCCTTTTCTTTTACCATGAGCAAAAGTGATTCTAGCGCCCTATGGCGTGCGGCAAACGCCTTTATTAAAATAAGGACTTTGGCCTAATGGCACCTTAAAACGCGTCTCATGGCCGCTATGGCGATATTTTTTTATTTAGGTACCGCATTATCCGGCAAGAAGTTAGCTATGGTAAACCGTGAATCATTGTTAGGTACCTAACTAATTAAAATAGTTTACCTGTGTAAACTATCCAAGACGCCATTTATGGCGCAAAAAATTTTACCACGCCAGAATAGTTTTGTCAAGCATTATTTTCAGATTTTTTTGAAAACATATTTCCTTCACAAATCCCGATTGAAACGCTTCAATAATTAAAACGCTTTAAAGTTGGCCTAGGGTAACGCCGATTAAAGCGCTTCAAGTTTTGAAGCGCTTTAAATGCACTTGTTTAAACAACCATAGTCCCGAGGTTGGGGCCAAAATTATACACCCGCCTAATTAGGTTTGTCAAGAAAAATCTTTTGACAATTTTCAGAAAAACACAAACATAACACAACCCGAAACCCAAATTTTTTTATGCAAGATTTGCCGCAAATGGCCCGATTCTATTCATTTTGCTTTATCCGACTACAGTGCCGATATTTTGAGAATCTGAAAAAACTAGGCCATCTACCTAGGGTTTCCATGATTCCTCCATATTTTTTAAAATAGTTCTTGCCAAAAAGTCTATGCAATAGTAAAGTAATAGTTGTCCAAAGGGGACAGAGAAAAAAGAGCCGAACGGCGGCTCGCTCGCGTCTCGGGGACGAAAGGGGATAGCTCATGGCTACCACTCGCACCAAGTTTCAGTTCACCGACTACCAGATGTTCGCGGCTCTCGTGAACGTGGCGGGCGAAGTCTCGCCCGAGGTCATCGAGTCCGCGCTTGGGGACAACTATGACCCCGAGAAGCACACGCCCGAGAACCTTGCTCGCAAGGTTTCCCACAAGTTCCACGTTCTCAAGGAAAACGCCGCCAAGCCCAAGGCTCCGTCTAAGACGGCTGAGCTCAACAAGGCACTTGCCGAGCAGGTTGCAGCCGAGTTCGCCGATGGCGCACCGTTCACGCTCAACGACGTGATGATTAAGCACCCCAACGAGGTTAAGACGTTCTCCAAAGCGGGCGTAGTCGTGAACGTCTTGCTTGCCGAAAAGCGCGTGCGCAAGGCGGCGCCCATCAACAACAAAACCGCTTACGTTATCGTAGCGTAATCGCCTAGGGTGGGGCGATAACAAGCCCCGCTCGCTATCCTTGCACCTATAGAACAGCATAGGACGGTCACGTTTGGAAGTCTACAGACGTAACGCGCTAATTGCAGCATTTGGCGAACTACCCGACAAAGAGCTACAGCGCCTAGGGCGCGGACTTGAAGCCCATCACGCCAACTGCATGAAAAGCGGTCAAGTTGTATTAGTCCCGGTCGAGATTCACGAACTAATACACACGCTAACGCGCCTAGGTGGCAACGCCTACGCGAGCGGCGAAACCGACAACGCGCAAGTGCTCATAGAGTGCGCACAAATGCTACTAGCGCAATTTACAATAAAATAACACAATTAAATAAAAGCGCCCTACTTTAAAAGTAGGGCGCTTTACTTTGCATTTAATTCCTACTGAAAAGGTAGGGAAAAGATCGCCCTGCCTAGCACAAACGCGCGAAAAAGTCAAGATATTTTAAAAAATTCACAGAAATTTCATAGTTGGGTCGATTTTACACGATTAGGTACCTTATTGTCAAGATTTTTCAAGCAAAACACAACTTTTTCACAACTTTTTGACCTCCTGAAACGCGTTTTAACGGCCTTACGGCCTATACCCTTGCGTTCCTAGGCACTTTTGGCTATCGCCCGTTCTAGGGCCATTACAGGGCCGCACACGCGAAAAAAATTAAGTTAGGTACCGAGCGACCCGAGCAAGTGTTACCCTAGGTTAACTCCGAATCATTGTGAGGTACCTAACTATTATTTGTGGAGATTCCGTGTTGGTTTTGTGAAGGTCTTGACAAATCAGGAATTGTATGGTATAATATAATAGAAGAATACTATACAATAATACCATATTTGGGACTGCCGCCGCCGTTGCGCCTATATGGAGAAAATGTGTAGAAATGGGGCCTGCCAGCCCAGCGCCCGCAAAATCCTAAAACGAAAATCAATCATAAAATTAAATAAAAAAATCCCTCCCCGCCTATATGGCGAGAAGGGACAGAACTGGCACCTGCTAAGAGAGCGTTCTAAAATGAATTTTAATCGTTTTTGCGTACCCCTGTGTGACTTCTAAAGCCAATAGAAAGTAAGAATCAATCGCCAAAGGCGCACTTGCGCATCATAAAATAGATTCACATAAACCAAGAGACAGAAGAAAAAGAAGCGCGCGGCACATGCTTTTTGTAAGTGAAAATCAATGCGGAAATGTGACTAAATTAGTTACATTTAAAAAGTGTTTTTTTAATATATGTTTTTATTAAAGTGTAAATTACACTTTCCTGCCCAAAAATTTTGGCCGCATTTAAAAATCAATCCTATTTTGCCTTGGGCTTACGCTTGCATACCATAGACATCTCATACGTCTTGGAATTAAGAATGAATCGGATTTTACCATCATCGCCGACCTCGATACCGTGCGGGGAATCCTCCCAGTCACCGATGGTCATGATAAGCTCTCCCAGTGCGTTAGCAATGGAATTCATAATCAATCGCTTTTCAGACACTTTCTTCTCCTTCTTGTCTGTATCGGGCCTGTATGCTGCGTCATACTCGATACCATGCTCTAGCAGATAGAGGTTGGCCGCACTTGCCTTGAGTATTGCCTGCTGTCTCTTGGACTCGATATACTCGTCAGGAATCTCTATGGTATGCTCGTTACCTTTCATATCATAGTAGGTGTGCCGCATAGGCTTACTTCCTTCTATCTCTTGGAATAGGCCGGGAGTCTCGTCAAATGGACTCCACGGCCCTTCTAATTAAAAACTCTAATAAGTAGACCCTACCTATTAAATATTTCGCTACAGAGCCTTGTACGTGAAGGTCTTGCTGTTCACTGCCACCTTCTCGGCACGACCATCCTCAACGAGGAAACGCATGTTGGCTGCGACCTTGCGGGAGCTGACATCCTCGCCCATGTGCATGGCTACGGCCTTGGAGGCCGTAGGCTCGTCAAAAGACTTGAGAGCTGCGTAAATCTCGTCAAGGAAAGCCTGCTTCTCTGCGGACTTCTCAGCATCCTTGGCACGCTTGCGCTCGATAGCCGCAAGCTGCTTGTCGCAGAACTCTACAACGTCTGCGTTGTCGGACATAGCGGACTTGATGGTGTTGTAAATCTCGAACTGGGTCATGTTAATCTTCTTTCTCTTGGAACCCACGGGAGGTTTCTTATCCCCTCCCTTTCTTTAATTATATTATACTATAAGTTTTCACTGGCCGCAAGAACTTTTTCAAGATGAATTTGGTTTTGAAAATGAAAAGCAAAATGGAAATCGTTTTCATTTGGAAATGAAATTCGTTTTTGTAATTGGAATCGAAAATTAAAAGGGTTGGGCTAAAAATTTTTCTTGACATTGGTTTGCTGAACTGGTAAAATGCGCACTTCAATGAATTAGGCAGTGTAATCATTTTTAACCCTATATGGGCTTTTTCACCAGCTTTTAGACACTATTCAAAATCAATCATACGTCATTTCTAAACGAGTGCAAAGCACGAGTTATTTTATATCATCACAGAAATTACCAAGCTCTAACTTCTTATTGGAAAGAGCAAGTATAGCATTTACCTTATCTTTATCTTTAGCACGGTCTGCAAACCTTGCGACAAACTTTAGCCAAGTATCTCCCCGTTCTTCATCCATCGACAAATAATGCTCTCTAACCTCTTGCAAATTCATATACCCTAAATCAGTATAGACTTTCATTTCTCTCAGCGTATTCTCGATAGATTCCTTCTGCGCACGTGCATAGTCATTTACCTTATACAATTCAGTATAAAGACCTTTCTTTCCCTTGCGGTATACAGCCTTCCCCGCATATTCGATAAGGCCGACATCCCTAAGCACGATAAGGAATTCGTCTACTCTGCGAATATTTCTTGCATTCTTACAATATCCAAGAGCCTTCAAAATCTCAGTGCGGGAAAAGAAATAATTCTCGCCGCCCTTAAAGAATGCTTCGTGAAGTTGATACCACCTTTTAAGATAGCAATACGTCTTGAAACAATCTGCACTTAACGCACTGAGACAAAATCTAACAGTATCCACGGGGATGGTGACATACTGTCCTTCCACTGGCTGCACGATAACGTTCATACCATTTATCTTTATAACATCTAATGATTCAAAGCAGCTCATGACATTTCTAATCTGATAGTTTGTCAATCCTACACTTTTCAATCTGGCTCGACTGTCCTTCATAGACAGAATTCTAGTATTGTCCTTTTCCAACCTAGTATCCAACATGAGACTGCCCATCGCATTGTAGTCACAATTTTTATTTTCTAACTTCTCAGGGTCTACGCTAAAACTTAGCTTGGGCGCTTTATGGCTTTCTTCTTTGTCTGTCATATTTCTCCTTCCTTGCACACACGCGCACAACATATAATTTATTAAAATAATTTATTATATAATTTATTAGGGGTGTTCATTTTTTAACAGTTTTGAAGGGACTGGTGTTCATTTTTTAACTATTTTACCTTAACTGGTGTTCATTTTTTAACTTTCTAATCACTCCTTTTGCTTCGCTAAAAATTTAAGGTTAAAAAATAGTCACCATTCTACCTGCGGAAATAATAACTGGTGTTCATTTTTTAACAGTTTTGACACTGGTGTTCATTTTTTAATCACTCCGAAAGTCAAAAAATACCCACCAAAATACCTGCGGTTTTGTCATTTGCCAAATCCGTCTCGTCCGTTAAAGATAATCTACCGCGCACTCGCGCTATTAGTCAGTTAATACGCAAAAACGCACAAGCAGACTGCACACGGACACCAAGATACTGTACCACATCTACAGTATAACATACTTCGTCTATTTTGTCAAGTAAAAGAAAAGACCCACGGCCATAGGCCGCAGGTCTTTTGCTACACTATTCTATTCATTATAATTCCATTATTTATATAAATCATCATTACACACCTGATTAAAATTGTGCTCAATTTCATTTAAATAAGGAGTATTTTTCCAGATAATAGTTAAAGAATAACAACCATACATTGAACTTCTATCTATTTCTATTTGATAACCGAAATGTTCCAAATAACGACGAACGTCCATAAGAGTTCCATTATTTTCAGATGTAAAAGGTACATAATAACTAATAACCATATGACAATTTAAATCATATTCGGAAGACTTATATACATAATCTAAAAGTTTGCGACTAATATCCCACATAACCGTATCAAAATCTAACTCTTTATTATTTCTGTTTCTCAAAGCCGCGGCGCTCAAAACATGATAAGGATTAGACTCGTCTTTTTTCTCCATTGCCAAACCTCACTCACTTCTTTTGGATACAAATATATTCAGATTCCCAGTCTTCTTTATCGAGAGTACCCGTGCGAATCTTTAATGAATAACTCTCTTCCGCTTCTTGAAGAGCATCAGTAAATGTTTTATAAGTCAAATAATCGCCAGCAATATAATCTAAATGTTCAAAAGGAATAACGCAAATATCCTTATAAGAACGAAGATAAACATAATTAATATACTCTGCTAACAGATGTACAACTTTATAAGGTTCATTAGCCATTTGAATATTAATTTTATATATAGTATCAGTTTCATCAATATCAAATGACAAGCCCCAAGATACTACAATGATAGGCTTTTTATCATCTTTTTGATACCAAGTGGCTTCAAAGCCTTTTTTCTGAAAATGAAGAACAACTGCGTGACACTCTTGGAGAGTCATGTTTTCATATGCGGCCCTTATGACACAATTCTGATTATGCGGCTTATCCAAATTCTTATATAACTCTTCGGTCATATTATCAACAAAGTTGTATATATTATCAGTCCAAATCATCACTATGCCCTTTCATGGCTACAAAATATCCCCAAGTGTCCATTGTAGACTTCCAATTGCTATTTACCTTTATGCCGCATAATGCTAACATATCAGGTATAGGCCAAAAATGCCTACTGCCGAAAGGACACCAAATTTCACGTTCAGGACATACATGTTTGTGAAGTTCTTCTTTGCTGATAATGGCGGCAGTCCCATATGGCAGGCTTTCAAGCATATCATACACATAATCCATAATTTTAAACTGCCAGTCAATCATTGGCCCATCATCTTTGCTTCTGCTGTCTATTCATATCGGATACATATTATAACCTATCAGACACTCCATCAATCCAGTCAATACTCTCAAGAATAGTCTTACCACCTTCTTCAGCGATTATACAACCAAAAGCAAAATCCGTATTATAATTGTCAGTCACACCCCAACAATTGTAACACTCGCCCTCTTCGTCTGCGCCAGTAGCCAAAGCATCATCAATCAGGTCATACATAGTAGGCAGCTCAGTATCATTGCATGTATCCTTATTGGCAGCAAGAATCTCAACTTGCTTTGCAGCACACTGATAAATATAATAATTCGCAGATAGCACGAAGTCCAAAGTCCAATAAACATTTTTCTTTGCATACTTTTCATTGCTCAATAGCATATGCGCTCCTAATCCCAATCGTTGACAGTCCAATAGACGCTCAAATGACCACCAGCAATATCATACTCGTCAGCATCATGCCAGTAGTAATCACAGACGCACAGGCCAAGGCCCTCAAGGGTATTCTTAGCATCGAGCATTTCCTTTTCAGTACCATAGCAAGAAACCCAATAGGCGCAGCCAGAATAATAATCCTTACGCTCTTCGAGAAGCATGTCGGCGGCAATATTCACCAAAGGAGTAACTTCCTTCCAGAGCTTGCGGCCATTGACAACCTCATATGCCGCATCCAGAAGACCGTCAACCTGCGCAAGAATCGTCTCAACCTTGGTCATATACTTTCTCCTTCTCTTGGAAGACTTTATCTTGTCCTCTCCCTTTCTCTATATATATTATATAATATTATAGAGCAGCCCGCAAGAACTTTTTATAGGTCAATTTCCTCAAGAAACAGATGAATACAATACTTGCCGCCAACTTTGGCATAGCTAAGACAATCCCAATGTGCCTTATAGCCAAAAGATACGATAATATAATTGATGGCCGCAATCACATAGTCCATATCACTCATACAGTCAGCAGGAACATAGAAAAAATTAGGACAGTCTACATTTTCACGCATACGACAAATAACATCAGCAGTCTTTGTAAGAATATTTTTATCCTTAATACGGTCAAGAATAACATTAAGACGAAGGTTATCATACTTGTTGGTCATTTGAAATCCTTTCCTTGCCTTTCTTTAATAATATTATATAACATTATTAGACAGACTGCAAGAAAATCTTATGCGGCTAATGGCCTTATTCTTTCTTCTCTTGGATTACCTCACGCACAAGAAACACAGTCTCTTTAGCCGCATATAGAATCATAAGAATACCTGCGACAAAGCCAATAACACACAGGATAATGAAGATAAGTAGGCTCATAGGAGAACTACCAATCAATGTCACCAGTGTCATTATCATGTCCCCAGCAGGAAAGTATAAAAGACAGGACAGCGCATACTCCAACGATTGTACAAATAAGACAGACAACTCCTAACACTTCATTAATCATAATCTTCATCGTCCCATACGTCAATTACGTTACCGAGCCAATCATAGAAAGTCTCACCACTGCCGCTTTCAATCTTATTGACGTAATCAGCAATACTATCTGTATCATCGGTAGTATTAAGAGCGTCTAAAATATCCTTATAGATATAATCCATATAACCTCCAATAGAAAAAGGGGAGAATGGAATCAACCAATTCTCCCCATGCGGCAAATTCTAATCGTCATACTGCGCATTGCAATCGTCATAACCCGTGTCATAACCATCCTCATGACCATCTGCATAACCAGCATCGTAGCCAGTCTGATAATCGAGGGTGGCGTTATCGCGGTTATCGTCATTACAATAAGTCTTCAAGACCTTATTATATGCGCCAGTGGTCTGAAAACAATGCTTGGCTACGCAAGCGTTGAAGCCTGCGGCCTCACTCCACACATCCGTATGTGCGCACTTAGAGCATGTCACATCGCCATCTGCCCACCATACGATAGTCCAAGGCTTATCATACTTGACGCGCTTAATCATATTAACAGAATCTTGATTAAATTTGCGGCTAATCTCTTCCTCATGCTTTTGCTTTTTCTTAGTTAGCTTCTCATAGCCCTCGATAAGTGCAGGATAGAGGAATTCAAGCAAATCATCATCAAGTTCCATATCCATAATATTGCCTGCATAATCAGTCGCATAATTAAACTTGGCAAGGAACTTGGCATTTAAAGACGCAAGCTGATGTGCGGCCTTTGCGCACTCAGCTGTCTTAACATCTGAATTAGTCACAATATTGCTCCTATAAAATGAACTATCAAAATCGCAGCATTTCTCTACGCCTATACCAACATCAAGTGTATCCATATTAGTTCTCCTTACCAAAGTCCTTCTGGACCTGCTCGAAATACTTATAAAGGTCATCGTTCAGTTGTCCAAGCATAGCGGTACGAATCCAAGCATCGAGCTTGGTAATTCCATCCTGTCCGTGACCAACAAATTCATACCAAGGAACCTCCCTGCCATAATCGTCTTCAAGAAGTTTACGAATCTCTTTGTCAACGAACATATTCGCAATTTTCTCACTGTCAGATTCATATGTCACGAGAAAACAATCAGGATGCCCCGCAAATGAAGCATTGCCGCACACTTCATCAGAAGTAAACATATCATCGCGGACTTCTTCCCAATCGGTATCGGCGTTATATGTGCCGTTCTCGAAGTTGGCAACGATAAAGTTCTTGGCATCATCCTCGACCATGTTCTTGAAAGAAAAATAAATCCAACCCATTCTAATTCCTCTCTTGGATAACTAATATACCAGATTAAAGGTTCTCAATGCTGCCAACATATCCCTCATAGACAAGATGATGCTCACGAAGGTTCTTAGCGGCAACCTCGGCCATGATGCGGTTAAGCTGTTCAAGGCTCTTGAACATGCACTCAGTATACTCGATGCCGCAGAAGCGACCATCGCTCTCATAGAACTTGTTGAAGATGATGTTAGCCTTCATGTACTTAGCCATATTGGAAAACCTTTCTTCTTTGCTTTTCTTTAATTATATTATATAATAATGAAAAGCAAATCGCAAGTATTTTTTTTACTCTATTGACTTATTACAACTTCCTACCGCAGATGGGACAAAAGTTAATGTCAATCGAGCTTGCGGCAGATTCACCGCATTCATCGTCAATGCAAATGAATTTGCGCTGCGGATTTTTGTAAACATCGCAAATAGTGATGGAATAGCCCTCACCCTCGCTATAGCTATCATCAAGCATATTGGCGCCAAACTTAACATTGCCACTATATTCACAATACTTGCACATAGAAAACTTCTTTCTCTTGGTTCCTTTAATTATATTATATAACAATTTCATGCAGGATGCAAAAACTTTTTTAGACTAATGACGAATAATAGGATAAAATAACCGTTGATAAAGTACTTGACCGCAATCTTGCCACCACTTTGCACGGTATGCTGGAACGCACACAACGACAATAACATTGCAACGTTCCCAAAAGGGTCTTGTGGGCCTAATGCGACAATATGCGAAAAAATGATATTTATTTAATAAATCAATCGCTTTATTAATGTCTTTGATAATATGTTTGTCGCAACCTTCGTAGACTGAAAACCACTGAAATTGAGTCGGCGGCATAAAAATTGTCTTTTTAAGGAAATATTTAAAAAAGACATTGGTTTCGCAATGGGTCAAAATATTCATATTACCTCTAATAATAATAACAAACGGTCACTTCTACATCATCGGTATCATCACAATGATGCGCAGTTTGAATTGCAATGCTATATCCAGCTTCAGCATACTTGGCAAGGACTTTCATATCACAACCATTCAAGGCAGGACGAAATAAAGTACAATAAGTGACATTGCTGAAAGGGTCATATTTGAGAGCCGCATCAATCATGGTTTCAAGACCAACATCTATCTCTGAGTGCGAATTATTATGAAGATACTCGCGTTTAAACTCCAAAGGCTGAATCATTAATTATCCCTATTATTGAAATAGTGATAAATAGTCAATGTTATATCATTATTCTCATTAGATTCATTGCTAATCATAACATCATATCCAGCGTCAATATATTTAAAAAGAGTATTAATGCTGTAAGTGGTAAGACAATGAAGAGCAAGGTCACAATGCACACGATTCTTGCATGGGTCATACCTAAGAGCGTCATCAATCCTCACTTCAAGAGTATGAGAATAATTCTCAGGGTCGGAGTTTTGAATAGACTTTCTTTTTACTTTGTTTGGTGTAATCATTGTTGACTCCTTAATAGAAAAATTATTTGTTAAAACTTATAGGAAATAGTGATGCTGATTTTCATTTCATTTTTATAAAGTTCCGGCTTAATAGTAACTTTGTAACCGTTATCTATATATTTTGTCAAAGTTTCTATCTTATCATTAGAAACATCTGAAAAGAGAAAAGTAACATCGCAAGAATCAGTTGCGGAGCTATATGTTAGTCCTTTATCGATTTTAAGCTCAAAGGGGTCATTATAACCTTTATTGTGCTGTCTATCTTTAACTTCATATGGTGAAATCATAAATTACTCCTTAATAAGACAAAAGTTCCCAAGTGTTGACCAGAAATGCTTCATTCGTATCGACCGCATATAGAAGAACATGGCCATCGCCATAAATCTCTTCAACCTGGCAGATAATGAACTTGCGAGTATAGGGGTTAAGATATTGTACGTAATCATTGCGCTTCATATACTTTCCTTTCCCTCTTGGTATATTTATATTATATACTATTATTTCACCATCTGCAAGAAAAATTTTAAGCGTGCGGTTTAAAAAGCAGTCATATGATATAGCTGGTCAACTAAAAGATAAAAATAATGTCCAAGTATATCATTATCATACTCACAACGACTTGGCGGCAAAGTAATACTTGGATATACAGCATCATTCGTGTTTACTTTATAAGTATTAAATACAACAACAAGGCTGCCTTCCATTGGTTTTGTAGTCAAAAAAATACTACAATATCCCAATGGTTCTTTGTCATATTTAGACATAATTTCAAAAGAGCAGGACGTATCAAGATTATCAGCTTCATCTTTATAAAACTTAATAACGCCAACTTCCCAACACGCGCTGTTTGTATTAAAACAATAGACTTTTAAGGCATTGTAGATTTCTTTAAAAATATTCACGCTTTTTCTCCTAATAAAAAACAGCCAAAGCATATAAATTATGTATCAAACGATAAAAATAACGTCCCAAAACATCGTCAGTGACTTCATATCGACTTAGTGGCAAAGTAACTTTAGGATACACGTTGCCAGTTCCATAGACACTTTCCTTATATGCCTTAAATGAAACAGTCAAACAATCAAAAGAAGTTTCTGTATTGACTAGAGTGATGCTACACTGACCAAAAGATTCTTGGTTATAGCTGGCAAGAATATCAAAAGTACAATACGAAATAAGACGATTTTTGTAAAACTTTACATGACCAACCGTCCAACATTGAGTCCTATCAAGACTATGTTTTTTAATAGCATTGTAGATTTTCTCTAGAATATTTAAAGCATTTGAATCATTCATAGCTCTCCTAATAACAACGCATTAAAGTATCAACTTCATCTACAAAGCTATAAACGTATTGACCAATAGAATCCCAGTCATTGCCGCCATGATACGGAATAACGAACTTTGCAGTTGAATTACCCATATGACGATTATACTCCCAAATCGAAAAATTTAGCTTGTGTTGCGTTTCCAAATTATGGTCAGTAATTATTAAATCATCAACGGATACGCAACCTTTAAGTGATTCATCATCAAGCCAAACCATACTGAAAAACACTTTGCTTGGATTAAGTTCATTTACAGAAATACGTACGGGCTTCCAATCAAAATGACAAAGAGGACGCTCGTGATATGCCTGCTCCACATGCGCGGCATATTCAGTCAAACTCTTGACAATTTCATCGGTCAAGTAATAACTCATTGCTAATCCTTATCAAAATCGTTTGCGGCCAATAGACAATCAAGAACATGTGCGGCATCCGCTACTTTCTCTAGAACTCCCACAACAGTACCAGCATTATATCCTTCACTGTCTCGAAAACATAGCACAAAATTGTAAGCAGCAGAATCGCTATCGTCCAAACTACCACCGTTAGGATAGATGTGAATATTACAATCAGCAGTTTTATCAGAAATATCAGAAGCGACTCGAACATAAAGTTTATCCTCTTCCTTCTTCATGATATTCAAGATATGCCAAGAGTACTTGACAACATTATCATACATAAAATCGTGGATAAGCTGATTCATAAACTTATTCATCTTACACTCCCAACGTTTGGCAAATGGCGGCATAGACATATGCACACTCCATATAACCTGCACTATATACTGTCAATTCCTTAACATCGTTACTGCCGAGTGCGGCAATAACGAATAGCGGCGCATATTCAAAGCCCTTATAGTTAACATAAGCCGTAACAGTCACATGCTTATCACAAAAAGAATAAGTATAAGTCTGCTCGTTCATGCTTGCGATTGCCACATCCTCATGGCACATGCGCATTGCATGGTTGACGTTGGCGAAAACCTGCTTGACAGTCTGCTTAAACTTCTTGCTGCTCTGGGTCATGTTTTATCCCTTCCTTGTCTTTCTTTATATATATTATATAATAATATAAGACTAGCCGCAAGTATAAAATTATCGGTAGAGCATCTTAATTGCCATGTCGATAATGTCATTCATATAGATGCTACCGACCTCGCATTTATAATCTGACACATTTAGCTCTAATGCATCACAGCCATCATAAAACAAGAAGTGTACACGACCAATAGGATAATCATGACTATAATATGTATACTCTTCAAAACAACTTATGGCGCAAGAGCAAAGAAGCTGATTGTCTACCTTTGCCGTACATCAAATGATACCACATTATCATGCTCTTTGGGCTTACATGCTTTCCAACTATACATATCGCCATTGCTACATTTGCCATAAATGGTATCAAACAAAACCTTGGCGCTCTTCATTTTCTTTCCTCTCTTGGAAAATAAAAACAGGGGCGTAAGCCCCTGTTTACAATTAATATAGAGACAACTTGTTCTCTGGCACGTAAACGGTAGAGCCATTCAGATACTTGACGAGGACTGTTCCGTTGCTATTGAAGTGCAGAATCTTAACAACACTTACAATACCAGCAGGACCAGTATAGGTGACATAATCTCCAACAGACAGCTTAATCATTTTCGTCCTCTTCCTCTCCGTCATCGTCTTCAATCCACTCATGGTCTTCATTGAGGAATCCGGCTTCTTCCAAGTCGTATTTCATATAGAACCAAAGATAATCGTTAATATCAGTCTCAGTACTAAGCTCGCCGTCATAACACAAATCTTTGAGTTCAATCAGGTCAACGATATAATCGTAAGCCTTTGGATGGTTAATCAACTCTTTCAACCAAGTCTTGCCGCCAGACCATGCTTGAAAACGATTAAGTTCACATTCGACAATGTAACGCATATCTTTCTTCTTTCTCTTGGCTTTCTTTAATAATATTATATAATATCAAAGAACGTAGGTCAACTAGAAAATAATAAGAATTTTCGATTCCTTTACCATATCACAGAAGAGCATAACTGCGAAGTTCTGCACTGGACTTTCTCCCATCACGCCCTTCTCACCTAGATATGTGCGGCCAATCTTGCTATAGGTCACATCCTTTCCATTTTGATATTCACAATAAATATCGAAATAGACAGGTACTTGTTTACGACCTACCACTGTGAACTTGATACCACGATAGTAAAAAGTGCTGCGCGTCTCGCCATTATACTCACCAATCAGCCAACCCTCATTATATGCAATAGTATCCAAAGCCGACAAAATGTTAGAGATAAGGTTGCAATTCATTAAATCTCCTTAGAGCTTGCGACCACAGAAAGGACAATATTTAATCTCATGCGACAGACCGAACTTATCAATGCCATTATCGTAATACTCACCAATGAGATAGTGGGTTTTATCTACGTAAGAGTAATGAATATATATACCAACGTCGGAACAGGCGCTGTCATAATCAGTGCAGTCGATGCTATTGCCCCAAATGGCCTTCATCTTGAAATTACAATACTTGCACATGTTAAACTCCTTAGAGATAGTAGACATCTTCACGCTTGGCGGTATGGAACACACCGTCTTCATCAACAATAACAAGGCTATCGCAGAATAGAAGAACATCAATGACTACGCCATATACATCGCCGTACAGAGCCTTATAAAGAACCATGGAGCCAATCATGTAATTTCCTTTCCCTCTTGGTCTATATATATTATATAATAATATATAGCGAAACGCAAGAATTTTTTAATGCGGCATCAGAAGATGTACAAAAGCGCCATAAGGCGAGATAATCCAAGGGATAATAATGGCAAATTCTGCAACCGCAATACCCGCGAAAACTGCACTTAGGCCATCGCAGACGTATCTTGTAGTTTCGAGAACTTCATATTTATTCATTATATCACTTTCTTGATACTTTGTTAGCGATAATTTCTCCCAGCCAGAATATTCCTTACTTTTAGCCATACAAAATCGAGCTACAACCGAAAGAGCAATAGCAAGAACGGCAAAGATGATAACTTTACTAGCTTGTGTCGCAATCACATATGAAGCATATGCGGGAATCACGTCTTTCGTGACAGCACTTACAGCAATTCCAAGTTGATTTGCAATTTCTTTAATAACTTCTGTATTCATTGTTCACACTCTTTCTGACTAGTTAAGAATATAATAAATAAAAGAACCATAAGGAGAATATATCCAAAGAGTAGTAGATTCAATTGCAATAACCAAAAAAACGAAAAATATTGTTGCACAAAACCCAGCGATAGTACCAATTATAAAATAAAGACTTGAATCGTAGTTTTGATTTAAATCACCATTTCTTTTTTCAATTATGCCCTTTTTCATAAAAAATATCGTTAGAGTTAAAGTTAAAGTAAACAAGCATCCAAACAGAATAACTCCGAAGGCATTATGTCCTATTTCAAACTGTGCAAAGGCTGGAATCACTTCTTTGGTAACTGCATCAACCGTAATTCCAAGTTGATTTGCAATCTCTTGAATAGCTTCTGCGTCCATTATTCACACTCTTCCATCATTGAACGGCCTAAATCGGTGATAACACGACCGCGCGGCTGCTTTTGAATATAACACTTAGATAACAGATAAGGCTCAATCTTTGTCTGAACCGTATCTTTATCCATACCAAGAGTAAGACAGATTGTATCTACACCTACAGCACGAGTATTACTGTTAAGGAAATTCATATAATCCATATCATCTTGATTAAGACCAAACTTATTAATTCCCATCACATATAGGGCTTCATCAACAATTTCAGGATTGATTACACCATCATTCATAACCAATGCAAAATCATATACACGGGCTACATAAGAGTTGGCATTGCGTGGAATACCGCGAGTAGTTGCCGCAATCTTATAGACACTCTCTTCATCAATCTTAATTTTCTTCTCTTGACAAATCTTCTCTACGATAGATGCCATATCAGCTTTAGAATATGCGGCTAATTTAATTTGAATAGGGAAACGGTTCAAAAGCGCATCGTTAAGACCACCATAAAGATTAGTTGCGGCAATAAGAGTAAAATGCGGCAAGCTCACCCTTGTCGCCACTCCGTCCACTACAACATCTGCTTGGAACTGCTCCATTGCAAAATATAGAGACTCTTGCAATCTTTGGCTAATTCTATGAATTTCGTCGATAAAGAGCACGTCATTCTCTTTAAGATTAAGAAGAATCTCGTCAATTACCTTTTTATCATTAATCGCAGGGCCAGAAAAAGCCTTAAATCCATATCCAAGCTCATGTGCGATTACATTAGCCGTAGCGGTCTTACCGCAACCAGACTGGCCTGTGATAATCGTATGCGGGAAAGATTCCTTCTTAATCTGCGCTGCTTTAATATAGATTTGCAGCATCTTTTGGACTTTTGGTTGTCCTTTCAAATCTTCAATCTTGCATGGGCGAAAACCAAACTCAGAAGCCATATAAATTCCTTTCTGTTTCATTTCTTAAATATATTATATCATTTTATATGGCTTACTACAAGAAAAAAATAGGGCTATTTCTAGCCCTACCATTAGTACTTAGGAATTCGTCCATTAAACTTGCGTTCGCCGCATTTGGTGAATTTATCGCAATCTAAGTAAGAACATACAAAGTTATCTTCTTCATCGAAGATACCGTTATCATTATGGAATACATATACATCGTGCGGCTTCTCATACTCTTTCCAAGCGTCCATATTGTAGGCAATATCATGTGCGAGGAAAAGTGCAATATCTGCATCACTATCTAGAATAGGAATTACCTTCATTCCACGATAGGAATCAACACCATCTTCAAACCAGTCCATCATAACAAAAAACATATTTACCACTCCACTACTAGAACAAAATAACCATTATCAGGGGTAATATAGCAATTATAGCCAAGAGAATGATAATAGATGATGATATTGCGGCGATATTCTACATTTTTCGCACATTCATCATCGCTCTTGAAAAGCTCTACCTTGCAACGGAACTGCATACGCTCTGCCGCAGCAATAATCTCTTCATTAATTTTATCTTCTAACTCTTGGGGAATATCGCACTCATTTTTATAAATTGTATCATACACCATCGTGCGGGCATCATTAGCAATCATAAAATACCTTTCTAAATCATTGCGCGACAAGTTACAACAGGCCGACCTTGCCAATCGCGCATACAATCTCTATTAAACCAAGTATCACAAAGGTGATACTTAGGCTCAAACCAAGGACAATTAGGACAAGACGCACGCAATGGTGCGATACTGCCTGTCTGCCGCATCCATGCACGGCATACATCTCCATGAATACATGCGGCCATTACTCATGCTCCTTACGATAACGCTCAGCATCTGCCGCAGTAGCTAAAAAATACTCGTGCTCATGGCCCGGCCAATTGTATTCAACAAAGACGCCCATGGAACGCAAAATTGACTGTGCTCCGCGAAGTTGCGTCTCATAACGTTCACGGTTTTCAGAGAAAGCCTTTAGTTCACGTTCAGACTTACTCTTTACAGAAGTGCTAATAATACTGCGCTCAATGTCTTTTGTTGTATTGAACCAGCTTAGAACGCTCTCTTGCTGGTCTTTTGTAAGATAATTATAATGTTCTGGATAATCAAATGTACACATATCTACTCTTTCATTACTGTAATTGTAGACTCACTACCGAGTCTATGTCTTATAATTGCATTATACCCAAGTTTCTGCAAGATTATACATATATCTTCACATTCTTTTTGTGGCATTTCATATACGCAATATTCAAAGCCAATAGATGAATTGGATGCTTCTTGCTTTTGGATAATATCTAAAATTTGCTTAAAGACATATATAGTATCTTTTTCCATAATTATGATTAATAAACTCACTATCGAGTCATTAACCTTCATCTCTCAGCTTGCGAATGCGATTACGAATGTCGGTGAATACTCTGCGCGTGCAGTAACGTGCGCTTTTAAAACAGCACTTATCGCACGAACAGGTTTTACTGCCCGCATAAGCGCAACATGGAGACGCGCCAGATATTCCGTTATTCAAGTCCTCTTCCAGTTTCTTCCAGCTATCAGGTTGAATAAGATACATCTGCGAAGCGAACATTCTGACATTATTCACACCATCAAACTCAACTACCCACTCATTATCTGTATTTGCAAACTTAGGAAAATAGGCAAAGTTATCAACACGGTGTGATTCCCCATACTCGTCATATAGCGTCTCTGTATCTAACGGAATCTCATGACCTTCCGCATCCTTTGGTAATTCAACTTTTGCCATTAGTTCTCACTCCTTAGATTAGTGATGCGAGATACAATATTCTCTATCATTTGAACATCACAGTCTTTATAATCACAAAAAAAATCGCAATCGTTACATTCATCCTTGCTTTTATTCATATAAGCACACGCTACCGAACAAAATGCTTTATCGTTTTTAACAGTTTTGGCTCTGTTTAAATCATCAAACAATTTATTCCAATTATCGCCTTGTGGTGGAATTAGATATAATCCACTTACAGGTAATATTCCATCATCTAGACTGAATACTTCCCAATTCGCCCAATGGATATAAACATTATAATTAAAAGTAAACCTAGTGATGTTTACTTTTTTACCATTTGTATCATATAATATTTCTGTATCTAATGGAACCTCTCGGCCTTCAGCATCCTTTGGTAGCTTGATTTTAGTTGTCATTTATAATCTCCCATACTTTATTTAATTTACACAATCATATACTCGTCTACAAGACCTTTGGCCTTAGCACGAGCAGGCATATAGCGTCCAGCCCACATGCGCTTGATAACATCCTCGGGTACACGCTCAACACCTCCGCGCTTAGCATTCTGCGGCAAAGCAATGTCAAGGCCACGATTGAAGTATACAAGAATAATCTTATCGGCGTTCTTGCCGCAATTCTCAACGGTCTTGCGAAGCGACTTCCAAGAGATATGAGTAGCATCTGCAATAACATTAATATCATTGTAAAGATTGTCGTTAATCTGACTATAGAAATCCTTAATAACGTCACTCTCATACTTAAAGTAATCCATAGAAGGAAGAAAATCAGGGTCGTTTGCCATATATTTAAAGCGGATATAATCACGCGAAACAATCTTGGCATCAAGCTCGGCATAATGCTCATGCGCCCAAAACGACTTGCCGCAGCCTGGGACACCTGCAAGAATATAAAGGTTAGCCATATTTATCTCCTAATCATACAAGCGGTTTGCTTGTCTAGCTTTATCGTACTCTTTTTCTGGATTATAATTGCTATTACACTGATGTGTTAAATGCCAAAACTTACACACCTTACACTTATATGGACGTAAGGTTTTTGAGCTATTGACGAATATTGTCTTAGCCGCACATAACGCATCATATCTGTTAGTGTATTTTTTCTTTGATTTACATACACTTATATTGTGATACCTAACGTGACAAAAATGCGGACAAAGAAAACTTTTATCATATAACTTTGTCGTGTCTTCAATCATCTGACGAGTATCGTTGTAATATCCACAATCGACATTGCTGCCATGCTCTTTAATTCTATTTTGACACACAGTACAAATGAAAGTAGGCATTTTATATTCTTTCTCTTAGCTTTTCTTTAAATATATTATACTAAATATAAAGCCAATAATCAAGATATTAATTACGATGACTATCAAAATAAATATTTTCTGCCGCATAATCCTCAAAATAGTCATTGATAGTATCAACTACATTATAATTCAAAGGATAGGATTGCGTGCCGCCCCAGTATCCACGGACAACGCCGTCAAAAGTATCAATATAGATATTGGGACCACCAAAAGCAACAAGAACGCGCACACCTATAAGACCTACACCCATACGCCATATATAGTCAATTCCATAGTTATCGTCAAAATATTCTATGAATTCATCGCAGTCATCAGAATTATTATATTTGTCTACAAGTTCATCAAGTTCTTCTGAAATACACTTACACTGTTCATAAAGCATATCATCGGTGTTGCTCATGAGATAACCTTTCTTTTGGCTTTTCTTTAAATATATTATATCATTTTGAATTGCTGTATGTCAATAAAAAAATAGGGCAACTTCTTTTATAGAAGTTACCCTACATAATGTGTGGAGGAAGTGACTGGTGACGCTCCAGATTCCCTGTTAAGGAACACATCGCTTTCGAGGCGAGTCCGAACGCTGGTTCGATTCCACTTCCTTATGGCGGCTAACCGAAGTGCTGCCCTCCATTCCCTCTCGGGAACGCACCGCTTTCTAGGCGGGCCTAGTCGCTGGACTAGTTGATTAGCCAAAGCAGGATGCGTATTCACGGCGCATCCAGAGGGTCTGTTTTTACGGTGTTTCAGCTCACCAATTACTCCGTGAAAGCACTCGCTTATCTCCTAGCGAGAAGGCTCGCTATCCTCTCGAATAGCTGTGCGGCGTTGCCTATTCTACCGCAAAAGATTTTTTTCGGGAAAATCTTAAAAACCACTGCCAATAGGGGCAGGTATTATATGGCGGGGCAACTGGCATTCGAAGCCAATACTTGATGAACAAGTACGTTCTGATTAGCAGTCAGACCTAACTCCCCGTTAGTTGTCTGCCCCATATAAACAGCATCAGACCTCTCTCTGTCAAGTTTCGCTATAAGGAAGCGCTGCGAGTTATCATTATTCTGTATCTAATGCTGTTTTAAACAGGTAGGAGCGGCGTAAGAGATTCTAACTCTCACCAAGGGCTTGGAAGGCCTGTATGCTAACATTACACCAACGCCGCATATAAGGTGACAGTGATTAGATTTGAACTAATGACCTCACGGGTATGAGCCGTGCGCTCTAACCATCTAAGCTACACTGCCGAATAAAACTAAAGGTGGGTCGTCTGGGATTTGAACCCAAGGTCTTCGGATTAAGAGTCCACTGCTTTAGCCAACTAAGCTAACGACCCATATAAGGTGTCCATGGGTAGAATTGAACTACCGACACGCAGATTTTCAGTCTGCTGCTCTACCTACTGAGCTACATGGACATGTTGGCTTCTCTATTATGACTCGAACATAAACTAACGGAACCAAAATCCGTTGTGCTGCCAATTACACCATAGAGAAATTTTCGTGCGCTAGTGGAGATTCGAACTCCAATCTCAAGAACGTCACCTTGCAATTTTGCCAGTTAAACTACTAACACGCTACTCACTAGTGGTAATTTTAAGGATAATTACGAACCTTTTAATCTAAAGCTAGCTAGGCTTTAGAAGTTTGAAAATATAGGGTTAAGCTATTTCCTATATTTCCTATATAACTAGTCGAACGTAAGAGCCGTATTTAACCAATTTTAAACTACTTCGCGTCTATCACGCGAAGGTTGGAGTCGAACCCACATCTGCTCTATGCTCGATTTGTTAACTATATTATATAAAATTACTTAGTATTTGTCAAGTAATTTTTTAATTAAAATGGTGGCTCGCCTGAGTCTCGAACTCAGAACCGTCAGATTAAAAGTCTGCTACTCTACCAATTGAGTTAACGAGCCATATGCAATCTAGCACGCTCTGGCGGCAGGGGTCGAACCTGCGACATCTTGATTAACGGTCAAGCGTTCTACCAGCTGAACTACACCAGAGTGTACTAGATTATAGGTTAATTATACAATATTTATATGCAATTGTCAAGGAAAAAGTTAGAGGTACGAAATGAAAGAGTTGAACTTTCGTCTTCCCGTTATAAGCAGGATGTCCTAACCGTTGTACGAATTTCGCATTACTGTAACTACTTTTAAACTATTGGTGAGACTTTAGCCACTTCTGAACATACCAAAGCTGGCCGCACCCACCACCAATATCATCTTGACCAGCTGGGTCAAATGTCCTTACATTATAACCCTTTTCTAAGAACTTATCCTGAAACTTCTTAATAACATCTAAGTTCCTAAACGCAGCATCTTTCATGGTTTCATCAGATGCGCAAACTACACTAAAAGTAAAATTAAAGATTACAGGAGAAAACAAGTCTGTAAGTTCTTTAAAGTTCTTATCTTCATTATTCGTTCCATCAATGCAGTAGTTTAAGAATGGATGCCTACCGGTTTCTTTCCACCAAACAGTTCCAGCATCCCTAATTTTTTGAAGATTCATTTTCTTCTTGAATGGAATTAACACATTCCGCTCTGCGTCATTGGACTTATGAATAGAAAATTGCAAACCGATTTTATCTATCTTCTTAGATAGAGCAATCATCTTTGCAAAAGTTTCATCATTATCGCATCCAATAGTCGAAAGTAGTAACTGAGCATTACTAAACTTTTTATGAAGATTGATAATTGCTTTTTCAACTTCTGCCCAATTTAACATAGGCTCGCCCATGCTCATAAACATAAACTGTAATTTTTTACACTTTTCGTTAATGTCATTAATTAAACCTTTATCAGTTAAAACAGTTACAATCTGGTCTACAATTTCATCAGCAGTAAGATTCCTAACAAACTTAGAACCTGTGCCGCAAAAGAGACATCCAACAGGACAACCACTCATAACGCTGCAACAAATTACAGTTCTATTGTAGTAACTATTATATTTATATAAAACCGCTTCGGCGACCATATCTTCTTTCGTAAAGACATACTTCCATACATCGCCAGAATTTCCTTCAAAAGTCTTAAAATTCATAACCGCTACTTTCATTTAGCAATCTTCGTCAAAATAATAGTCTTTAAGCATAGCAGGAATGCCATCAAGCAGCTCATTCTCGCCAAGAGTCTCTAAAGCAACATCAACCAAGTCGGCATCGTACATATCATAAAGCAGGTCAAGGTATGTGTCACGGTCAGATTTACTAATCTCCATTGTATTCCTCTTCGTCATACTCTCCATCATTGCACATCCAATCATTAACGCATACCTTGTCAGGTTCGTCATCAATTAAATGCTTGCGGCAAATGCCTAAATACCAAATACCTGTAGACTCATAATATTTGCAATTACCGCATATATTAGTCGCTTCAACCATTATTTCTTCTTTCTCTTGGTTTCTTTAACTATATTATAGCATATCTTTTAACCAAAAGTCAAGAAAAAATTAGACATAAAATTCGTTAAAATTATTAAGCCAATCCAAGAGAGCTAAAGATGTAAGTGGAGCCATGTTCCATAACTGTTCAGCACAATAAGTGCTAGTATGAGAAGGATTCTTTTCCATAGCATTGACAACAAGCTCATAGAAAACAGCACGGTCAACATTTTTAAGTTCATCGACAATCTTCTCAATATCTTTCTGCTGACTAAGATATACAATGAAATCCAAAATCATAGCAGTCATTTTATTAAGGTGCATACTACACATTTCACTCATATTTCGACTCCAACTTAGGATGAATTGCCCATTCACCGCACCTGTCCCCACTTTGGGGAGAAGGATGTACAGTATAAACATTATAATCTGTTGGGTCAATAATTACATTTGGAGGAAAACGATAGCAACTGCAATTTTTGTAAAATCTGCAATTGCCGCAGATACGCTGGACCTTATGCTTGACTTCCATTTTACTCTCCAAGCTCAATCTTCTTCTGCTGGACATCGAGCCAAATGTCATGAATATTAACAGGAGTAAGATTATTAGTGTCAACACCTACATGATATGTCCAATCAACAAGGCCCTTGGGAGCCGCATCATGAACATGACCGTATAGAATGACATTGGCGCTGTCTCCACGCATTTCCTCGGGACGCTCGTGAATCATAATGAAACTGACATCGTTATAATCAAGACAAGATACCTTGTTTTCAATAATCCAGCCGAGCTTTTCCATTTCAGCAATGCGCTTCTTGGTATCATGATTGCCGGGAATCACATGAACCTTTCCATTGAGACGAGAACCATATTTAGCTACAGTCTCAAGCGGCCCCATAAAGCAATCGCCAAGATGATAGACAGTATCATCAGGAGATACAATGGAATTCCAGTTTTTGACAATAGCTTCATTCATTTCTTCGACCGTATCAAACGGACGCGACTCTGGACAGAACTTAATAATATTCTGATGTGAAAAATGAGTGTCACTTACTATAAAGGTGCTCATTGAATCTCCTTTCGATTTCTTAAATATATTATAACATAATATATAGCCAATAGTCAACAAAAAAATAGGGACTCAAGAGAGTCCCTATAAAATATCAATGTGTGCGGAAAAGTTAGATTCAGTGTATAATATTAACGTACCAAAATTAATGTGAAGTAACTGAATCTTAATCACGCACATTTGCGTCTATATAGCTCGCACACTATATAGGCGAGAAAGGGGTTTACAAATAACGGTAAGGAAAAAGTGTAAAGAGTATAGGTGTGGTTGCCTCTTTCTAGTGAAAGCTGCTCTTATTTAAACATATAACGAAGTAACTCTTTACTAATCACTTGCCGCACAAGAGAAAGCGATACGGAAATAGGTGTCTCAGTTTGAGTAATCGGCTCGAAATGGAGATTTGAAGTATCTGAAACATTATCACGTATCGCCTACTTTAATAAAATAAATGCGGAAAAGATAAAATCAGTTTAAACGTGCAACCGACACAGAGCTGGAGTCGAACCAGCGAGTACATTTTTCCAGAATGAAGTAACTGATTTATCATCACGCATTATAGTAAATAAATGCGGAAAAGTTAGATTCAGTGTATAATATTAACGTACCAAAATTAATGTGAAGTAACTGAATCTTAATCACGCATTTAATAAACATTGGTGCCGCATCTAGGTAACGCTCCTAGCCAGTCATAGACAGAAGATTTACAGTCTTCCCCTCGTCTTTAAAGGAATACTGCGGCAATTATAATTTAAAATTTTAGTATGCCTTGTCTTGGGTTCGGGAGTCGGACCCGAATGCCTTATGGCGCTATTTTTTGAGAATAGTGTGTATACCAGTTCCACCAACCCAAGGTAAGGCATACTAATATATCTTTAATTGGTTTGTTTCTGAATCCCAAGCATATCAAAAAACTCGTCTGGAATAAACTTGTCATCCAAAGGCTGATAGTCTTTCCAGATAATCAGAGGATACCAAGTCTTTGACCACTCAGTAAATTCAGCAAATTCATCATTATATCCAAAAGAAACAGCAAAACCAAACCAGCTAGGCTTGACATGCGGGAAAGTCTTTTTGATAATTCCCTCGTTGTCAACAAAATCACCGATACGACCGCAAATAGTACAAACGTTCCTATAGGCATAAGTCCATGTGCCAGCATACTTATCAAAGTAATTGATAACAATACTCTTATCATAAGTGTGCTTATGATTAGCCTTTTTCACTGTCTTTTTCTTTTTACGAGCGGGAGCATTAGCCGCATCGTCAGGAATATAAGCGTATTTAGTTGCCAATACTTCATCCTTATAGGGATACGAAGACATCAAAGCTCCTTTTCTGCTTTTGGATAAAATTATTTGGACAGAAGAATGTTATGAAGATATTCATCGGCTTCTTCAAACGTATCGAAGTCCTTGATAATCTCAAAACGAACAGTTGAGCAATCAGTGTTGACACGAATAGAGTAGATGCCGCAAGTCTTTTCACGACAGATAACGAACTGCTTCATAACAAACCTCTTTCTCTCTTGGTCTATATATATTATATAATATTATAAACCAAAAGTCAAGAAAAATATGCGGAAAAATTGGGGTCAGACTAACAAATGCAGCGTACCGCATTTAAACATACCATAAAATCTTCACGAAGTAACTGAACCATCATCACGCATAATAAATAAACTTAACTAGGAAAGAATGACACCCTGCTTTGCCTTGTTAATCTTGCGGCGAAGTTTGCGCATAATACCTACATTTTCTGAGTTCTTACCCTTACGATTGATAAGCATCTGATAACGCTGCTCCATCGTCTCGATTGACTGTGCCATACTTTCTTACCTTTCTCTTGGTTTACTGCACTAGAAGAAAACAAATGGTCAAACCTAACAGCGTACTGAGCATTACACTTTTGGGTGTTGGCAATAAGCCGCAGGGTCACTGGTTTGTTGACGGTACTGTTGACTGTCCTTTTCCCTTTTCTTCTAGATATATTATATCAAATTATTTAACTGTTTGTCAAATAATTTTTTTATAACGAGGTCGCGAGAGGGAAGAGTCGAACTTCCAACTGTGACATATGAAACCACTGTGATACCTTTTCACCACTCCGCAATTAAAATAGTAGTTTTCACATCTGCCGAGGTTTGAAAACTACCAAAATATACCAGATTCCTCTTCCCCTAGGCGTTTCTTTTCAAGTATACGCTGGCCCGCATTGTCTACGGCTACAGAGACGGCATATATAAAATCTTGCAAGCAAGATAATATAATCACGTGAGCGGTTTTAGGGAAAGCCGCCAACCCTTTAATCTATAATCCCTGCAAAAGATTATAGAAGTCGGGAGACATTTACCTTGCAGCGATAACCTCTCCCCAAGCATTTGATATAACACAATCGCTAGGTGCTATTCTCACCAATTGAAACTACGCCGTCCTTGTCGAACAGCAGCAGGAGTCGAACCTGCACCTTCACCATCACGATTTGTTAACTATATTATATAAAATTACTTGGTATTTGTCAAGTAATTTTTTTAATTATTTTGGCTGGCTCTTTCTGTGCTGCCCAGAAATTTTATGATTCAGAGTCATATGTTCTACTGTTGAACTAAGAGCCAAAAAGTGGGCAAATTTATATAGCGACTGCCCTAACCGCTGAATTGACTTGGGATATAAGCACAGACGAGTTCAAAGTTCGCTCTACTTATATCACTTGGAGAGTGTCTAAGATTAGCACTCTATTTTAGTAATATATATATTACTAAAATACAACACTAACTTTCTACATATTCCCAATGGAAACCATACGATGTTTTGTTAATATTTTCACAAACCTGCTTAATATGCCTTGAAATTCCTTGTATAGATTTATTTGTAGTATAATTGTTATCAAATAACCATTGAGACGCATCGTGCAATGATTGAAAAATTTTATTTTTTTCTATCAGTCGCACTTTTTTAGAATATCTTTCTTTACAAAGAGTATTTGGTCGTAGCATTTCTATGCCACATTGTTTACATGCAAGTCGAACAGTATCAGCGCAACAATGAAAATATTTTGCTACTTTTATTGTATCATGTGTTTGTGAATACATGTCAGCTATTTTTTTATAATCATAAAATGAACAACCGTCTCCACCAATTGTAGCATTGTATCCATTGCGATAAGTATCTAATTTTGTTATCCAATACTTTTCTTTTTCGTCAACTTCATCTGACGAACATTCTTCTAATTGAAAGGCATGAAAGTGCTCTACGCCATATTTTTTCATAGCTTTATAAAGAGGTCTACCTTGTATTTGTTCTTTTTTGCTGTCGCTTAAATGTTGGGCGAATCTTCTCTTAATTGTAAAATTAGTTTTTCCAACATATTTTTTGTTGTTGACATCATTTACAATAACATAAATATAAGACATTTTATCACCCACTTAAATAATGAATGGAGCCAACTTAGGGTGCTGCCCCCTATGCTTCGCTTTACAAGAGCGATGTATTACTGTTATACTAAGCTGGCTTTACCAAAAAGAAAAATGAGCCTGCAATACTCTAGAAATCTTGCAGGCTCTAACACCACTATTACAATATAAAAGTTGCGCAACAAAAATTATAACTTTTTGTCCAGAACTTTTATTTTGTAACTAAAAATATTATATCATATTGATATAAAGTCTGTCAAGAACTTTTTTTTTAGTTGTCAAACCAATAGACAACAAGAATATCCTGCGGAGTTAGATAATATGCTCCTTCAATGCTACAATAACGCTTAATATCTTCGATAAAATCACCGACACTATCTTTAAGCTCATTGTTAGAGGAATGACTTCCAAGCATATCATCAATCGCATACTTAGTAGAACTAATCATATTGTAATGATTGATAATATCAGAGAGCATGACCGCATTATATCCATATGCGCCACCATCTTCCCAGTCTTCCCATTCTTTGAGAATCTTTTGCGGCACAAGGTCATCATATGCGAAATACTTGCCAATAGGACAAGCAGATTCATCTACATATACGCGGCCATTGCCATCCATGAGCCAAGAAAACAGCTCATAATTGCGGCCATTGTATGGCTCGGCATAACTATACACAACATTATCATCGTCGTTATCGTAATACTTAGAAAATAACTCTACCGGATAATACTCTTCGCATCCATTCTTCTGTGCATACTCGCTAGTCTTGCGAGCAAGATAAACATGAATGTCTTGTCCCATAAAAAGCTCCTTACATCGTATCCCTGTCATATACTTGGCAGGAAAGGTTTAAGTCCATAAGATTGGCGTAAATATCACTAAGTCGATTCGCAATATCCGCACGAGTGTTATTCTTGCACGAACGACCATTAAGATTCTTAATCTCGTTTTCCAAGTCACTCAACTCAGAGTTGATAGCGTGCTGTGTCTCGTATAAATCATCGCCAATTAGACCTTCAACGCCATGCGCATAATCTGCCGCATGATAGGAAAGTATCACATTCTCAAGTTCATCATAATTGAAGCCGTTCTCTTTCAAGCAAACGTCCAAGTCGCGCTTCGAGTCAATATTGTAATATTTATCTTTGACAAACAAATCCATGATACCTTCCTCTCTTTCTTTAACTATATTATATAACTTCTTAAAGCTCTTGGCAAGAACTTTTTTTAACTAAATAGCTTTAGTAGACGAGCAAAATCCTGGTCAAGAAGAGACTCATAGGAAGGACGGCTTGTGCGGACAGTCTTTGCATCCTTAGTGTCCTTTTCGATTTCCTCAATCTGCTTCTTGATTTTCTCAGCCTGAGACTTGAGATTAGCTAGCTTAGCCGCACGCTCTTCGCGCTCCTTCTTAATCTTTTTAGCCTGTTCCTTATCCTTCTTCTGCTTGCGGTCATCGGATACAATCCAAAGCTCGCGCGTAAGAGTACTAGTTAGCTCATCAATAACCTTCATAGCATCTTTGCCACTGGCTTTGTGATCTAGGTCAAGACCGTCAGAATCGGTTACGTGTACACCTAGGTCTACAACACCATCCTCATTTGTAGTCATAGCTAGATTAAAGTTTAAACCATAAGATTCTGCCATTTACCATTCTCCTTTTAATTCTTTTGTTACTTTAACTTCGTTAATATTATAACAAATATTTTTCTAGAAGTCAACTATTTTCTTAAAAATATTTTAGTACCACCCATGAGATTGCCAATGTGCGGCCGCATTTTCCCAGCTACCATATCTATTTGACACATATTGTTCAGCAACCCTGTCTTGATTTTCCTGCGACAAGTCTCCATTCAAATAGGAAATATCAAGCTGATATGCGCCATAATAGCGTCCATTTGTGGCACTATAGCTGCCGCCACTTTCTTTAGAAACGATAAAGTCACGTGCAGAGCCATTCCATGAGTAAGCGCCATGTGAATAGCTTGGTGTGCTATATGATTGGCTTTGATAACTCGCATATGCAGCAGCTTCTTGAGCCGCACGTTCTTCTGCTTCTTTCTTCTCTTGGAGCGCTTTCTGTTTTTTATCTGCGCCGTACTGTTTCCAGCCATCAAGTCGAGCTTTATATTGCTTCAACTCTGTGATGGTGTCGCAAACAGATTGCTTCTCCATAATATCTTGAATCTCTAAAATATCATTCTGTTCAAGATAATCTCCGTAATTCTGAATAATATATATAACATCATCAAACTGAGAGTCTTTCATGTTACATTTATCCACTAGCCATGTCTGAGCGTTATCGTACCCATCTTCCTTGTATGGAATCATAGCATCAAGTGTAGTTGTGCGGACTGCCGCATTTGTAATTTCATCATTAACGATGATTGCATCTGCTTCATTCACACAAAAAGCATTTGTCACGCCAGCGAGTGCCACTACGGATAGGCACATAGCCAATGCTTTCGTTTTGTTTTTAATGAATTTCATTCGGATAATTCCTCTTTCTATTCCTATACGACAAGACGATTGCTTAAAAATATATAAAAAATATGGGCAAAAGATTATAACCATTTGCCCAATTAGTTAATTTGTAAAACGGATTTGCTTCTTTTTTAAGACTTCGCCAAGAGACAAGAAATCTTCACATTTATTACAATGGTTTGATAGACGCTTGCAGCAACGACGCTCGCAGTTAATTTTGCTTGCAGTGAAACTTGGGTGGATTGTGTCACAATGAAAATCCATATCTACATCTTCATTGATTTCACTCATTTGACCATGCCAATATTTATTAATGAACCATGCACGATATAAGACATCAAACTTTGCCCAATCATATGGCAAACCGCATTCAAATTCAAAGACATCAAAATACGGATTGATAGTATCCATATCTTTTGGCATAAAGATTGGAGCCTTTGGATTGATACCACGGTCAAGTGTCATTGACGGCACCTGATTTAAAATTAGCCGCATTTGAACATTATTCTCTTGACAAATATCATGAACATTCTTTAGATTATAACATAAATCATCGGCAATATATACATCAGATACACCTAAATTGATAAAAGACTCAAGACAGGAATAGGTTGGAACCTTCATATCTTGATTAAAAAAAAACTTATATGAATTTTCTTTAAGCTCTGCGGCTTTTGTAATATCTGTTGGAGCTACGCGAATATAAATCTTATCTGATACTTTGTTAATTGACTTGACAGTAGGCATATGAATACCTTCTGGGAACTCTAGATTGATGCGGGTATCCTCATACTCCTGCACAAATTCGATTAGGTCTTCAATTGAATTGCGAGATTTGTAAAAGAGAATGTTAAACTCTTTAACTTTATCATTCAATTCGCCGTTCAATTGAAATGGAATTGCCAATTTAATCATATATCATCCTTTCATAATAACCTATTTTATATTATATAACAAAAAAGGGCAATTGTCAAGAGACAATCACCCTAAAAATCATTAAAGATATGCGGCCAAACGATTCCACAACCATTGTGGCAAGTCAGAAGTCTCGCTCTCATAATCATCCAAGAGATCATAAACAATATCGGCAGAAGCGTGCCCATCATATTCAGTTTCAATTGTCTGAATTACATAATTTACCTTCTGCTCCATCTCTTCCTCGGCAGCAAGAAGCATCATGGGATTGCCCACAGAATTGTCCATGTTCAGCATTATTAGTCCTCCATCAAAATGTCGACAATCTTGAACATGTCTGCGGAAATACGCTCTACGCGCACGCCGTAAATGATGTGAATCATGTCAATTGCACCATCAACATGATACCCAGAACCATCATCACGATGCTCAAGATAATAATTTGCAAGGTGCAGAATAGCAGTGTTGTAAGAAGCCATCATATCTTTTCCTCTCTCTTGGCTATACCATAATTATAGCATATGATATAGCCAATCGTCAAGATTAATTTTCAAACCAGTTTCGCAACTCGATAACCGAGGGGCAAGTTCCACGACCTTGCTCGCGGCACTCTTCTACAAACTCAGGGATTGCGTCCATGAGACGAGGTTCAAATGCAAGATTGGTCTTGATGTTCTTGATAGCATCAATGTCGCGTCCAGTCCAAACCTGCTGTAAAACTCCACGAGCCTGCTTCCAGTTCTTGTACCAAGGAGTCTTATATTTCACCATGAAACCGTTCGCATCCTCGAAGACAAAGCCCTCGATGTATGCACGTGCGGCCCACTTGTCAATAAAGGCTTCAAACTCCTGCCAGTTAGTAATGACTTTGCTAAGAACCTTGAAATAGAATCCGAAATGTCCAGCTACGTCAATAAGTGTATAGTACCCCGCATGGCTATAGTTGAAATCATTGTACACCAAGTCCAAAAGCACGAGGTGAGGATGCGAATACTCAACGATATGCGGGTCATGGATATTGTCAATGCACTCGAAGACAGCAGTGCAGTCATTCTTGTGCAGATATTCTGCGAATTCCTCCTGCTGTGCAGTGGTCAACGTCTTGTCAAGAACGTCACGGATATATCCCGCGAAGTCTCCTTCATTCGTGCTCTTGGATGCGATGAACAGTTTACCGTCCTCGGTCGGGTCGGCAGAAATCATCGCAAGGAATCCGTTAGACTTGACATATGCACACACAGGGAACACAAGATTCTCGCGCAGGCTAGCCATTTCAGTCTCAGGACGCTCTCCAATATTGAAGAACTTGTTGTACGAACGTGCAACAACCTTATTATCATCTTTTACAAAAAGTCCGCGTGCTTTAACATTAATATCATCCCATGCTTGGTTGAAAAAGCACTTGTTTGAGAAATTAAAAGAAGAGATTCCATTGGCAAGATGTTTCTCGCGCACAAGCGAGCTATTACGCAGTATATCGACTTCGTTCATTTATCTTCCTCTCTCTTGGTTTAATAATATTATACCATATATAAGTGTGTGCGGCAAATATTTTTTTCTACAAAAAAAAGGAAAAGGAACTAGTCCTTTCCCTTAGTAGCATTTTCTTCAAATTCCATGCGCTCTAACTTTTCCTTACGTTTTGCCTTATAAGTATCGTCTTTGCGCTGACTAATTAGCTTTGCTTTGTGGGAAAACTTTTCAAAAGTATCATCATTGCTATACTCAAGTTCGTCCCAGTCACGAATTTTCACAATAAATCCTTTCAAAGAAAAATTCTGTCTAATATATAAAATCTCATTAAGAGATATTATATGTGGACTCCCCGGCGAGACTCCAACTCAGATCGGAAGAGCACACGTCTGAACTC